ACGGCCGCAGGCGCCGCCGGCGAGGCGGTTGGCGTTCCTGGCGAACCGCCGGCCTCTGCTGTCGAGTACCTTCAGGCGAACCCCGATTTGGCCGAACAGTTCGATGCCAAATATGGGCAAGGCGCAGCCGCGCGTGTTCTTGGAGCGCGTTGATGGAAAACCCGTTCGATAAGTTCGACACGCCCCAACACGCCAACCCGTTCGATCAGTTCGACGCACTACCGGGTGGCGCTGCAACCGAACCGCCGGGCGATCCGACACGCGCGTTGCAGGTTGGCGTGCAAGGCGTAGGGCGCGGGCTGTCCGATCTGATCGGCGCGCCATTCGATATAACGAACATGCTGGTCGATACGATCATGAGTGGCGTCGATCTTACGTCGCAAACCTTTGGAGGCCCCGAAATCCCATTCCGGTTCGGGCGCGTATCAATCGGCGATACGGTTGCCGACATGGCGAGCAGTGTCGCGGAAACCGCGGGCCTTGATCTGGTAGATCCGGCCACCATGACTTCGGGCGAGCGCCTGGCCTACAACGTCAACCGTTTTGGAACCGAAGCGCTATCGGGCGGCGCGGGGTTCGCGCGCGCAGCGGGCAAGCGTTTTGCGGAAGGCGCGACGGCCTTGCCGAAAGCAGGCGATGCGTTTTTGCGGCCTTATGCTGACGACGCCATGCGCACGCTGCGCGGCGATGCAGCGGGCGGCGCGGGCGCGGGTACGCTGCTTACTGCTTCGCAAGAAAATGATCTTGGCCCGGCGGGGGATTTCGCCGCCATGCTGATCGGTGGCGTCGGCGGTTCGGGAGCGTTAAGCGCGGTGGAAAACCTGCCGCGCACGGTGCGCAATACGGCGGAACGCTTCATTCCCGATGCGAATATCCCGGTTGACCCGCACACGGGCGCCCCGGTGATGCAGCGCACCACGCGCCGGGCCGCCACGATGGCGCAGCGCGCGGCGACCGATCCGGTAGAGGCGGCAAACACGATCGAGCGGCGGATTATGGACGCGCACGCCGCAGGCGATCCAGTCGCAACTTCCGGGTTGCTGTCTGACGATATCGGCCTGATTTCCGCCGAGCAGGCCGTACGCATGCGCGACCGCGTGCCGTTCATCGAACAGGATCGCAGGCTCACAGACGCCGCATCTGAACGGGTATCGGGTCTGCGCGACGAAGGCGCGGACATTGCGGAAGCGTCCAGGGCCGCGCAGGCTCGTCCGGGCGAACTGGCCGCGATCAGGGATGCCGACGCGCTGCCGTTGCTGCGACAGGCCGAAGCGTCAGGGGCTACGGTCGACGCGGCGCCAGTCGCCGCTCTGATCGATAGCAAACTGGAGACAGCCAAACGGGCGCCAGTGCGTGCTGCGCTGACTGAAGCCCGCAAGATGCTCAACAAAGCCGGGTCCGATGAACTGGATAACTCGGTTTCCGGGCTGTACGAAACCCGCAAGGCGATCAACGATATCATCGAGGGCCGGGGCGAAAATGCAACGGGGCGGTTCGCTAAAAGCGAGCTTATCGAGGTTCGTGACGCACTGGACGAGGCGATCACTGCCGTTGCGCCCGAATTTGGCGATTACCTGAAGCGGTTCCGCGAGGGCAGCAAGCCGTTGGATGAGCTGCGCCAGAGCGGCGATGTGGCCCGCTTGATGGAGGATGACCCGCGCAACGTGGCAAATCGATTGCTGTCCGGCCAGGACTTTGCGTCCGCTGACCGGATGCGGGACGTAACAAACGCTGTTAGTGACAAGCCGGAGGCCAAGCGCGCGTGGCGTGCAGCCGTGTCCGAAGTGCTTTCGCGCAAGGTCCGTAATGTGGGCGGGGCAGTCAGTCAGGGCGGAACGGAAGGCCCCGTGTCCATCGCCAAGCTGCGTCGGGTCTGGAACGATCACGAGGACGCCCTTAGCGGCGTGTACTCGCCGGAAGACATGGAGACACTACGCCGTACGCACGAAATGCTGGCTCCGCTGGAGAACCGCCGTACGCAAGCAACGGTTGGGTCCGCGACGGCCGAAAATCAGATGCTGCGGGGCGCGTGGGATGCTTTTGGCACGGCAATGATGTTCCGTTATGGCGCGGTCCCTGCGGGCATGATCGTGCATCGGGCGCGCCGCGCCCTTAACATGATACCCAATTTGGAAGGCGCAACGCTCGACAACAAGGCGCTCAACCTCATTAACCGCATGTGGTTCGACCCGGATATCGCTGTCCACGTTCTACGTTCCGCCCCGGAAGAAGTGGCGGGGCCGCGATGGAACGCCAGGCTAAATCAGTTGCTGGCGGCTGGTGAGCTTGCACGCGGCGAGGACGAACCGGAGCGCGGGCCACTGGAGATCACGGTCACACCATCCCGTGAACCGGAAATCGAAGATATCATCATGGGGCCGTAAGCCCGCAAACACAGGAGAACTGATATGCCCCGTTACCTCAAAGGAATGCCCGTTTTCCATCACGGGACGTTCACCGTCGCCAACCTGCCGACCGACGCCGAAGCCGGCGATGTCGCTTTCGCCTCCAATGCGCTGAAGGCTTCCGAGACAACTGGCAACGGCACTGGCAATCTGGTGTTCTTTGACGGCTCTAACTGGATCAGGGCCGACACCGGCGCCACTGCGGGAGCATAAGCTGATGGCGAGCCGTTTCGATAGCCATCTAGCCACGCTCCACCCGCAGGTCAGAGCGAGGGTGTCAGCGTTTCTGGCCGACGCGCTTGCCGCCGGTCTCGATCCGCGCGTGCAAGAGGGCTATCGGACGCGGGAACGGCAAGCTCAATTATATGCGCAGGGACGCACCGCTCCGGGCGCTATCGTCACGAAGGCGGGGCCGGGACAATCGAACCACAATTACGGCGTAGCTTTTGACGTCGTGCCTGGCTCCCTGCTTTCGCAGCGTAATTGGGCGCCCGAAAGCCCCTTGTGGGCGCAGCTCGGCGAGATCGGGCAACGCCACGGGCTGGAGTGGGGCGGGAATTGGAAGTTCGTCGATAAACCCCATTTTCAAATGTCGGGCGCTTCGTGGCGGCGTTTGCAGAACGATCCGGCATTTCGCGATTGGCGACCTGGAGGCCCCACGCCCGCAGCGTCGAGCGTGTCTATGGCATATGCCGAACCCGGCGGCGCTCCAATGCAGGCGGCTTCTGCCGGCGGCGCGGCTTCTGCCGGCGGCGCGGCTCCAGCCGGTCTGGCGGCGCTCTTCGGGGGGAACGCCGAGGCGCAACCGGGCGGGCCTATGCTCGGCAATTTCGCGGCGCAATATCTCCAAAACCAGCGGACCCGCATAGCCGAACGGCAAGCTGAACAGGAGGCCGAAGACGCACGCCGACAGGCATTGCTCGATTTGACGATCGGCGAACTATTTGGTTGACGCGCAAAAGTGCGCCCAAAAATGCGCCCAAAACAGTGTATGTCGGCTCGTTAGCCGTGTGTTGGGTGGGACAAATACATCTTTTATATCAAATAGTTAGGATGGTGGGCGTGACAGGGATTGAACCTGTGACCCCTACGATGTCAATACTGTTTGTCAGTTTTGTCTGATACTCTCCAGACATCTATATACCCAACATATAACGCTTTGCGCCTTATGATGTCTGTCGATGTATGATTTTGCATGATGGAATCTGTGCCCATTTGGGGCGCCTGCGCCCCATAATGCGCCCCATAACGCGCCCATCGATTTGCGTTGCGCGCCGTTCATTCCGCCGCCTCCAGCCGCCCTTGCGAAATCAAGTCGACGGTCCCTTCGGGATCGTCAGGCACCCATTTCGCGTAAACTTTTTCAGTCATGGCAAGAGTGTTGCCAAGCGTCTTTGCAACCTTCCACAGCGGGACGCCGTTGCGCGCCATATGTGTCGCGGCCGTATGACGCAGGACGTGGGGCGAGATGCCCGTCGCCTTCGGTTTCTGTGACCGCGACAGCTTTTGCCGCTCGCCGCCAAAGCCGGCCTCTATGGCGATCAATTGTATTGTCGCCCATATTGCTCCTTGGTTCGACATCACCAGATCGTTTTCACGTTCTTCGTAGGCTCGCGCCAGAATGGGCCGCAGCGCTCGTGAGATCGATACGGCCGCTCGCCGCTTCTTCGTCTTGCGCCGACCGGGCACATCAAAATGGATCGTCCCGGTGTCGAAATCAACCCGGTCCCAGGTCAGGTCAAATATAGCCTGTTTGCGTGCGGCAGTCTCCAGTGCGATCCACAGGAACCGTTCGCCCCGTGACAGTTTCGGACCGCGGCGCAGTCGGGCGGCAGCGTCGAGCAACCGCTGCACTTCTTCCAGACGAAGCCAGCGGTCGCGCGGCTCGCCGGCTTCCGGGAGCACTATGGTTTCAATGTCCGACGCAGGGAACAGGCGGTTTGGCTTTTTCGTGCAGAACCGCAAGGCGGCGAGCAGCACTTGCAGTTCCTTCCGGCAGGTTTGCGGTTTTACTTTTCGCCCTAGCTGGCCCGTCGTCCGTTTCGCGACATAGGCGTCAACTGCATCCTGGTCGACCGCCGGCACCAGCAAGTTGCCGAAATGAGGCTCCAGAACCTTCCAGTTGAGTGTTGGTATCTCGACGCCAACTATCGCGCCTGTGTCAAGGCGCTTGGCCTTGTAGACCGCCCAACAGTCGTTCACCGTGAAGTCGACTTCGCTCCCGATCGGTTGGGTGTCATGCCGGAGCAGGAGCCAGTGCGCGAAACGCGCTTCGGCTTCAGCAAGGCTTGCAGTGCCCATGCTCTTGCGCTTTGAGCGTCGGTTGTCGGTCCAGTGGGCATAGTAGGTGCCTTTTTTGTCTGGTTTAAGGACTGGTGTCGACATGTCATTTCCTCCACATAAGACATGAGATCGGCGCGTCGGATCAATACGGGCCGCCCCCGGACGTAGGGAAGGCGGCCGCTTTTACGCAGCCGCGCGATTTTCGAAGGGCCGCATCGCAGAAGTTCTGCGGCTTCACTCTCGGTCAAGAACACGGTCCCGCTCCAGTAACTCGCCAATTTTTATTGCGGTCGCCATTGTCACCAGCCGGTTGACCCTGATCCACGCCCTGCCCGGCGACGCCGAAGACGATTTCAGTTCGAAACCAGGGTGCGGCTCGTCCATTGCGGCTTCGGTAATGTTGGGCAGCAGTTCTTCCGGCATGACGCCAAGCGCATCAGCCAAGGCTTGCACATTCAGCGGCGACGGCAGTGATTTGGCGTTGACGTAGGTCGAGATAGCATCCCGATTTAACCCGGCGCGTCGGCCAAGTTCGCTCTGGTTCCAGCCTTTAGCGAGCATCAACTGCGTCAAACGGCGGGCGAATTCCTGCTTCGAGAGATGAGAGGGCGTCAAAGCGGGAGTGGTCGGGGCAGTGCGGGTCCGGTACTTCGGCGACGGCGCCGGGGCATCAATCGTATCCGTGTCCGTGTCTGTGTCGCTAGATACAGGCGCCTCATAGGGAAGCAAGTCTTCCGGCGCGATGTCGAGCGCCTTCGCTAGCGCCTCCAGATTGGCTTTGGTAGGGATCGATCGACCGCCGGTATAGTGGATCAACAGGCTCCTGTCCAAGCCGGCGCGGTCTGCGATCTCGCCCCTCGAAAATCCGCTTTCCGCGACATATTGGGTCAAGCGTTTCGCGAAATCGAGCCTGCGCTGGTCGGCCGGGGTTTTATCTGCCTTCACGTAAGTTCGTACCTTTCTAGCCATAACCGCCTCCTTAGCGCTTGTAGGGAGTGTTGTATGCGCGTTGTATGACGCCGTCAACAAGAAAAGACATTTTGTCCTTGACGTGGTAAATTTGTTGGATATGTTTGGCATACAAATACGACATATCGGAAACCTGGCATGACAAAATTTCTTCAGGAAAACTTTCAAAACCCTGACGGCGTGATCGGGGCCTTAACCAAGCATCACGAAGGCGCATTACCGCAGCGCGCGGCTGTGGTGAAGTGGTTTCGGCGCGGTTCAATCCCCTGCCATTGGGTTTTCATTTTGTTGGAAACTGTTCGGCGGGAGACTGGCGTTTATCCAAATCTAAGCGAATACTTGGGGGGTGAGGGCGTTGACATTTTTTCCTGAAAACGGTGCGGGGTATCGCGAAAAAGAGCGCGTGTTCTTCTGGAAGATGATGCAGTATCTCAATGAGGCAAAGCGCAGCGGGGACGCCGCAGCGCTGCTGGACGCGCGCGGGAGTTTGGAGATGTTGGCGGCGCACGGGGCCGACCCCTTCATACGCGAACGCGCACGCATAGCCGCTCAACCACCCGTAATGGGGGCGCGGCAGGCATGACCAACCTTCCCGATCTCAAAGCGCAGCTTCTGGAAAATTCCGAAGTTCGCGGGGAATACGAGAAAATTGGCGCGGAACCGTTGCTGACAAGACAGTGCAGCAAGTGTGGCGAGTGGAAGCCGTTGGCAGATTTTCACGCCCATAAGACAGGGAAATACGGGCGCGCGGCGGCGTGCAAGGTGTGCGAGAAGCTGCGGCGCGCTCATTACCGCGCGCGCCCAGAGGTCAAAGCCAAGCGACGTGAGTACTATCGCGAATACGCCCATCACTATAGAAAACGTCTGGATGTCAAAGCTAAACGCCATGACATAGATACCCGGTACAAGCTAAAGTCCGTCGTCCGCGCCGCCCAAAGGGAACGAAGCGCCGTACACCGCCTAGCGAATAACATCGCTCGCGAAACCTGTAAGAAACTCGGAATAGACGTTCTACAACTGGCGAAGGAGCAGCACTATGCAGACAAGAAGCGTTGAAATCGAAGCACGAGTGGCGAAGGCATACATCAAGGTCGGCGATCTTCAGCGCAAATTGTATGAAATGCGGGTCGACGACCCCGACGTGCAGCCGATAGACGCGGCGCAAGCGCTGCTGACGTGGTTCCAGGAGCCTGAAAACGAGTACGTCCGCCTCGACGTTCTGCTCTACGCCATCCGCCACATATGGGTCGTCGTGTCGGCGAAGGTCGATGTCGCAATCCTCACCAGCGGGCCGTCTTCGGCGCGCGAGAAACGAGTTGCCGAATTGCGCATAGAGAACGACCGGAAGGCAGACGCCAGGAAAAAGCGCGCGAACCGTGAAGGCGGCCGTCGACAAGGCCACCGAGCAGATCGTCTCGACGCTCAAATTCATGACTTTCAAGCAGGCCCGGTTGATGCATGGCGCGACGACGAAACTCGACCTGTCACGCGGCGCTGACGATCAGCTTCTCGGCGACGTGTTCTCGGATAGCGAGATTAGGAGCGCCGTCAGATGATAAGCATCGTGCTTGCAGGCGCCCCGCTAGGTAAGGAGCGCCTGCGGCTCAACCGGGCAACACATACGCTGTACACGCCCGAACGCACGCTGAACTTCGAAGCCCGACTGGCAAACGCCGGGCAGGGTGTCATGGCGGGAAGGCCACTGCTGGCCGGCCCGCTGGCGCTGGATGTCCGGGCTTACGTGCTTGTGCCGGCGAGCTGGTCGAAGAAGAAACGGGCCGCTGCGCTGAAGGGCGAAATCAGGCCCACCAGCAAGCCCGACGGCGACAATATGCTGAAGGTCGTTTCCGACAGTCTGAACCTGGTCGTATGGACCGACGACAGTCAGGTCGTCGATGCGCGGGTTCGAAAATTCTACTCGGACGCGCCTCGCGTCGAAATTGAAGTGCGACACGAACCGACAGAAGGGATTTTTGGATGACGACGGGTTTTTTGCACTCGGACGCAGTACTGGAATTTCTTAAAACAGACCCGATCAACCCCGCCCATTACACCGCCCATCCGTCGGGCGTCGAATGCATACAGATCACCGAACATATGAATTTCTGCCGCGGAAACGCCGTCAAATACATCTGGCGTGCGGGCGAAAAGGGCGACGAGATCGAAGACCTGAAAAAGGCTCGCTGGTACATCGACCGTGAAATAGCCCGGTTGGAGAAAAAGGACCGTTGACAGCGCGTCTTGTTTGTATGAAATTACGTCATACAAGTTCCGACTTGGTTTTGCGGTTTTTCTGGCTTTTCGGTTAAAAGGAACTTTCGGCTCATGCCGGACCCGTACCCCACACAGATTGATGGCGCGCGCTGGTTGTCCAGCAGACGCCGTGCATTGCTCGCCGATCAGCCGCGCGTTGGCAAGACCGGTACGGCGATTTTGGCGGCCGATGATCGTTTTCACGACAGCATACTCGTTGTCACTACGGCGTCGGGACGGGCGGTGTGGCGTCGGGCGTTCGGGCAGTGGTCGGTATTCCGCCGCGACAATTTGCGCATTATCGGTTGGGCAGAGCTGAACAACCTGAAAACCCGCGCTGAATTGCTGTCACGGCATTGGGATTTGCTGATCCTCGACGAAAGCCATTATGGGGCTTCGTTCGGGGCCAAGCGGACCCAGGCCGTCTACGGCATACCGGACGGCGACGGCGAGCATCTGCTGAACGCCAAAGCACTCTACGCGCACGCCAGCAATGTATGGTGTTTGTCTGGTACCCCGATCCCACACGATCCATCCAATTTGTATCCGATGATGCGCGCGTTATGCCCCGAACGGCTGCGCGCCAACCCGTCGAAAGACTGGCCGGATGTGACGAAGTTCGAGGACTTTCGCGACCGCTATTGCCGCTGGCGTCCGAAGAAGCTGAACAACTGGCGCACGATCATCGTCATCATGGGCGGGAAGAACGAGGCCGAGCTTGCTGAACGGCTGGATGGCTTTGTGTTACGCCGCACCCAACAGGACGTGGGCATTCGGCCACCGGTCTACGAGACGCTGCCGTTAGCTGTGACGCCTGCAATGCTGCGTCAGGTCGAGGGCAACATCGACCGGGTGGCCGTTCTGGAAGCCGCGCGCGAGGGCAATACAAAATCTCTCGACATGCACCTGGGGCCGTTGCGGCGGTTGACGGGCGAGGCCAAGGCCAGGGCTGTCATAGAAGCCGTCGTCGACGAGTTTGAGAATGGGCTGGACAAGATCGTGCTGGCCTATTGGCATAAGGATGTAGGCAAAATCCTGCTTGACGGGCTGGTTAAATACGGCGTCACGGGCATTGACGGATCGAGTTCCCCGGCGGCGAGGGACGGGGCCGAGCAGCGCTTTCTCAACGACCCGGAATGTCGGGTGTTTCTGGCGCAGATCGAAGCGGCCGGTGAGGCCATCGACCTTTCGAGCGCTGCGATGCTCTGGTTTGTCGAAAGTGTCTTCTCCCCGCGCTCCATGTCGCAAATGTCCCTGCGGATCACCAACCATTCGCAAGCCCGTCAATGCTTCGTCCGGGTTTGCGTGTTGGAAAACAGCATCGACGAGGCCGTGAATGAAAGTCTCATGCGCCTTTGGGCGTCCATCCGCGAAGTGTTGAAATAGGAGAAAGACGTTGACCATCAATCTTAAACTCGAACTTACAAGACCCTACGAATTGGCGGCCTTTGGGGAGTTTTGCCATGCCCTCGCCGCCAAGCAGGCGGAATGGGAGAAGGACAACCCGCGGCCTAGCCTGGCGGGCGCGTTGCTTGGCAGCATCTCCCGCGATCCGTCTCCGCACTGGCGCGCTATGGACGCTGACACCGCGCAGGCTACCGTAGCGGAACACCGCGATACGTTTGAAGCACCGGAAGGGTACGAAGCCGTGCGCGACGAGGCTGGACGCGCGACCGGAGAGGTTCGCCCGGTTGTAACCGACGGCGCTGACAAACGCGCCGTGGGCGAGGCCAGCGGCGGGCGCAAGCGTCGGACGAAGGACGAGATAGCTGCTGACGATGCGTTGATCGCATTGGCGGTTGCGAAGGGTGTATCGCTGGAGAAGCTGAACAACGTCATCGGTGAAGCGGGTCGGGCTGTCGCTCGCGCGGAACTTGACAGGATCGACCGCGCAACCGACGCGACAGCGGCGGAAGCTAAGGCGGCCATTTCGACCGGCGAGAACCGCGTCGGCCCGGAAGATGACCCGGAAACGGAAGCGCAGGACGCCACCGACGAGGCCGCCGAGGTCGAAGCGACCCGCAAGGCTTCCGCGACGATCGACGACGTGAAGGCCGCCGTGCAGCTCTATGTCGACAAGTTCGGCCTGAAGTTCACGCAGGAAGACGGGCCGGCGATCTTCGTCGAAGCGCTCGGCAAGCCGCCCGCAGGCGAAGCGTTCTGGAAATTCTCGATCCTGCCGGATGACGCCGAGAAGCTGGCCCATGTCGTCAGCGTTTGGGAGCGCGCGGCCGCCGAGAACCCGTTGAAGCGGGAGACGGTATAATGGCTCAAAATTACAAAGACCTTGCTGACGTAACGGTCACGTTTAACGACGGTGAGATTAAGACGTACCGGATCAATGCCGGCCCGAGTATCGGCGGTTTCCTCGCTCGTGAAGCAAATGCCAACGGTGTGCTTTCGCTATGGAACCGCGATCAGTCATTCGGCATCCCGCTCACGAATATCAGGGATTGGGCCATAAACCCGGTTCCTGTCGTTCAGGACGAACCGGAGCAGAGCGATGGGCAAGCCTGATCACGCAGAGCGCGAACACGCCACCTGGTCGGCGTCGGCTTCCGAAGGGAATTGGGCGTGCGCCGGCAGGATCGCGCTCACCAAGGACTTGCCGGAAGATACCAACCCGGCCGCAGATTGGGGAACCGTCTGCCACGAAATCTCGGAAATTTGTCTCCGGGAAGGTCGGGAGGCGGTCGAGTTCATCGGCGAAACACGAAAGGGCAAGAAGTTCGAGTTCGAGGTCGACGATGAAATGGCCGAAACGGCGCAACACTATGTCGATTATGTGCGCAAGCGTGTCATTGACGCCGCGCCAGCGAAAATCAATCCGGCGACTTTACTGAAAATCGAGCAGAAGTTTTCGCTCATTGATCTCGACCCGCCCTTCGACGCCGGCGGCACCGCTGACGCCGTAATCTGGAACCCGACGGCGCTCGATCTGGAAGTCATCGACCTGAAAACCGGGCGGGGCGTCGTGGTCGAAGCCTTGGGCAACAAGCAGGGCCGGACCTACGCACTCGGCGCCATGCTTGCGAACCCGCAGTGGAAGGCCAGGACGATCACGGTGACGATCGTCCAGTCCCGCGCGCCCCACAAGGACGGGCGGATCAGGTCCGAAACCTTCTCGACTGCCGATCTGGTCGAATGGACGAGCGAGCTGATGCAGGCCATGCGTTCGTCTCGTCAGGCGCTCGACGAGAAATCGACCATGCCGGAAGCGGCGTGGGCGGCCAAACATCTTACCGCCGGCCATCACTGCGAAAAGACCTTCTGCAAAGCGGCGGGGTTCTGCCCGGCCTATCAGCAGAAGGCTCTGGACGAGGCGGGCGTCTGGCTCGACGATCTCAACCAGCCCCGTCTTGCCAACGCTCCCGAAGCTCTGGATCCGGAAGCGCTGGCGCAGAAACTCGACATGCTCGACATGATCGAGGCGTGGTGCAACGCGGTTCGCCGCTACGCCCATGCGCAGGCCGAAAGTGGCTTGGCGATCCCCGGCTACCAGTTGGTCGAGAAGATCGGCAACCGCGCGTGGAAGCCCGATGTGACGCCGGGTCAGATCGCCGCGTTGCTGAAGGCGGCGGGGAAAGACCCCGATGCGGCCTTCCAACCTCCGAAACCGTCCTCGCCCGCCCAGGTCGAGAAGGCGGGCGGTGTGAAGATCAAGTCGGCGATTGCCGATCTGATCGAACGCCCTGTTCGCGGCACCAATCTCGTTGCCGCCGACAAAACTTCCCGCCCGGCCGTTCAGTCGAGCGCGGAAAAACATCTTCAACCCCTCGACGCCGACTTGTTCGGCTGAAATACAAAAAGGAGCCAATTCACATGGCACGTTCTGAAGATATTCGTACTCCGCTGGCGACAATCTCGTTCACGCGGGATCTGTTCAAGCCGCGCGACCGCGATAACGGTAGCAAGTCTTATAGCTGCACGTTGCTGTTCCCCAAGACGCTGAACATCGACGCCCTGAAGGCCGCCGCAGTCGAAGCAGCCGTTTCCGAGTGGGGCGAGAAGGCCAAGCAGATGATCGCCGATGGTATCATCAAATCCCCGTTCCTCGACGGCGACGGGAAGCAGGGCAAGAGCAAGGAAACCGGCGAACCACACAAGGGCTACCCCGGCACCACGTTCATCCGCTGCACGTCCGGCGCGGAATACCAGCCGAAGGTGTTCGGGCCGAGCGGCAAAACGACCGACCGCATCTATTCCGAGGCAGAACTGCCATCCGGCTCAAAGGGCTACGGTGTCGTCAACGCCTTCACCTGGGAGAACAAGGAGAATGGCAAGGGCATTTCCTTCGGCATCTCGATCTTCCAGCTCGCCCGCAAGGCCGAGGGTGACGAAGTGCTCGGCGGCAGTGGCGGTCCCGATCCCGACAAGTTCCTCGAAAAGATCGAGGACGCGGGCGAAGCTCCGTCGGAGACGAAGGGCGGCGCGGGAGCAGCCGGTCTTTTTGGCTGATTTGCATGAATTAACGACAGACAATAGCCGACAAGCGGCTATTTTTCAAACCGATGAGGGAAAATGCCATGACTGACGTAAAGGGTATAGGTCACAACTCCGGTGACGATACCGCGGCCGATAGCGCGCATTCCGTCGCTGCCGGCGCGTTGCGCGCGTTCATCGAACGCATTGAACGGCTGGAAGAAGACAAGAAGGCCGTAGCCGACGACATCAAGGAAATCTACACCGAGGCAAAAAGCACCGGCCTGGACGCGAAAACCATCCGCAAACTGGTCCAGATGCGCAAGAAGGACACGGCGGAACTTCAGGAAGAACAGGCGTTACTTGAACTTTACGCCGAAGCTCTCGGAATGGGGATTTTTGGATGACCCGGCGCGGCAAGAAGACGTACATCCTCGAAGATGACACCGCGCAGAAGCTTCTTGGATGTCAGGCATGACCCGTTACAAGATTTGCCCGTATGGGATCAAGTGGAAGGTTAAGTGGAAAAAGCGGTTCTTCTGGTACACTTTGGCTACTGATATAACATTCGCGGGTTTTGGTTTTCCGCCCCCGCCTCGCCTTTTCGACACCGAAGAACAGGCCGTCGAACATATCCGCAAGCTCCAGGAAATCGACCGTAAGGTCGCCGAGAACGAGCGCCGTGGTTGCCGGGAGATCATGCCGTGAGGCGGGCGGAATATCTGAGGGGCTTCGGACAGACCACGCTTTCCGGCGAAGTTAAGCGCGTCACGGAAGGGGCGATCCTGTTCGACCCGGAAGATGGGGATGAGTTTTGGCTTCCCCGCCGCGTCTGTCTCGACGGGGCGTCCGTCGACGAGGGCGATGTCGATATTGTCGTCGCCGATTGGTGGTTGAAGCAGGAGGGCAAGCTGTGAGCCTCGACGCTGCCATCAGGGAGGCCGCCCGCAAGGGCGGTTTCCGCCTTAACGTCTGGAAGACCGAAAACGGACACCAAGCCAATTTCTCACGCGACGGTCAGGGCTGGCGCGTCGGTATCGATCCCGATCCTGTCGCCGCGATCCTGGCCGTTCTGGACGCGCCCGCGACGTCTGAAAAGGCGGCCGACACTCCAGCCGAAACGGACATTTTCGGATGACCGCCTATTACAACGAATTCGACCCCAAGGCCGCTGCATGGCTGCGCGAATTGATCCGCCGCAACCTGATCGCGCCGGGTGTCGTTGATGAAAGGAGCATCGAGGATGTCCAACCAGACGATCTTCGGGGATTTACGCAGTGCCACTTCTTCGCCGGCATCGGCGTCTGGTCCTACGCTCTCCGCAACGCCGGATGGCCCGACGACCGACCCGTCTGGACCGGTTCCTGCCCGTGTCAACCTTTCAGCGCGGCAGGCAAAGGTGGCGGGTTTGCTGACGAGCGGCACTTATGGCCCGCTTTCCACTGGCTCATCGAACAGTGTCGGCCCGCTGTCGTCTTTGGTGAGCAGGTTGCAAGCAAGGACGGCCTTGCTTGGATCGACCTTGTACAAACTGACCTGGAAGGAACGAGTTACACCAGCCAGGCGATCGATCTTTGCGCTGCGGGCGTCGGCGCTCCGCACATCCGTCAGCGCCTCTGGTGGGTTGCGGAAAGGTTGGACTACACCGCAGGCTCACGACACGTCAGGTCGCTCGAAAACTCAAAAGGCGGTCCACGGTACGAAGCACGGCTGCGCCTGTCTGGTTCGAGACGTGGAACTGGCCGGTTGGCCGACGCCGAACACGCCAAACGGGGACCGATCGGTCAGCACGGAGAAGATGGACGCGACCGGCAGGACAATCGACGGGAAAAAGCATACGGCTTCTTTGGAACACGCGGCGAAATTCGCGGGCTGGTGTACGACCAGCAGCAGGGATTGGAAAGACACGCCCGGAATGGCGACGAAAGCCACGAACCCGGATGGCTCGACCCGAACGCGCTTGGATCAACTTCCCCGACAGGTGAATTTGGCGGGTTGGCCGACGCCGCAGAGTTCGGATGGGTCAGGAGGCGGTCAAGCGAAACGGGCGATGAACCCGGATCGATCGAACGATCTGCACGACTTTGCGCAGCTTCTTCGAGATCACCCACAACCGGCCCGGTTAACGGCCACTGGCGAGCTGCTGACTGGCTGTTCTGCCGGGATGGAAAGTGGCGGCCAGTTAGCCCCAAGCCACAGCAGATGGTTGATGGGGCTGCCACCGGAATGGGACGAGTGCGCGCTGACCGCGTTCGAGAACTTGAATTCGAAATCGTCGAGTGGGCGCGGCGATACGAAGTCGACGCCGGAGAAGCGGTGTATGATCTGCGGCAGGCGCTTTCAGCGGAAGCGCAACGAGAGTGGCCGGCTGGAAGATTACCAGAGCTTCATGAAGCGCCGTTTCTGCTCGCTTTCCTGCGCCAACTCGCGCAGCAAGGGTGGGCTTTCGCGGAACGCATTTCAGGCGAGAGCGCGGAAACTTCTGAAACCCGCCTGCGAATGTTGCGGGACGCCGAAGCGGTTACACGCGCATCATGTGAACGAGGATTGGACGGACAACCGACCGGAGAACGTGCAGACGCTTTGCGTGTTCTGTCATCAATTCTGGCACGCCACACATCGGAGGCTTGGCTTAACGCCTACGAAGCCCATGCCTCCATTGGCTTCCCTCTTGAACGAAACGGCCGCGCTCGCGTCGTCCGTCTCCGAGGTTACGGCAATGCAATCGTCGCGCCCGCCGCGCAAGTCTTCATCGAAGCGTACCTCGCGACGCAAGCCGAGCGATCCGGGCATCTTCGGCTGACCGAAATGTCTGAAATTCCGACCGACAAACCAGAAGGAATTTTCGCATGAGCTTTTTCAAGGAAGTCGAAGGCGAGGCGGCTATTCTCGTCGAAAATGGCGTCTACCGCCAAACGTCGCTCTACACCCGCGACGGTTATCTATACGCGAATATCACAGGCGGCTTCGTGCGCCTCATGTCGGATGGCGCGACCACGAAATCGCGGATGCGTCTGGAATTTCTGTCGTGGAACGGGACGTTGCTGCGCGACAGTCTCGGCCGCCTCTGCACGGCCGATGTGCGCGGCGCTCGTCCGCTCGAAGGCCCGGCGCTGAAGCTGTTGGGGTCGTCGACTTGACCCACGTCGAGATCGATTTCGAGACGCGCTCCGACGTCGACCTGAAGACTTGCGGCGTTCACGTTTATTTCGAAAGCCGTCACGCCCGTGTTCTGATCGGCTCCTATTCGATCGACGACGGGCCAGTGCAGCGCTGGCGCTACGGCGAACCGTGCCCCGCCGACCTGCGCGCGGCGGTCGAGGCCGGCGCGCAGATCAGCGCCCACAACGCCGGTTTCGAGATACAGTGCTTCGCCTGGCTGGCGCAAAATGCTGGCTGGCCGCAGCCGCGCCTGGAGCAGTTCCGTTGCACGGCCGCCACGGCCGCTGCCATGTCGCTGCCCCGCTCGCTCGGCGAATTGAGCGAAGCGCTCGGGCTGGCCGACCAGAAGGACAAGGAAGGCCAGCGGCTCATCCGGTTGTTCTCGATACCGCGCCGCGCCCGCAAGGACGAGCCGCCCGGCGTCTATTGGAATGAGCCGGAAGATTACCCGGAAGATTTTGGGAAGTTTCAGGACTATTGCGACCAGGACGTGCGCACCGAAGCGGCGGCCGACCGGCGCATGGTCCCGTTATCATCGGTCGAGCAGAGCGTCTGGACGCTGACGGAACGCATCAATCTGCGCGGCATCCGCATTGACCGCAAGAGCGCTCGCGCCGCCCTGCGCCTCGCTGACAAGGCCAAAGCAGCGCTGGACCGGGAAATGCGCCTCGCCACCGGCGGCTATGTCACGGCCTGTTCGCAGGTGTCGAAACTGGTCGCGTGGGTTCAGACACAAGGGGTTGATCTCGGCAGCGCGGCCAAAGCGGAAGTCACCGACCTGCTCGAAAATGACAACCTGCCCGCCAACGTCCGCAAGGCGCTGGAGTTGCGGCAGGAAGCGGCGAAAACCAGCGTATCAAAACTGAACGCCATGCTGAAACGCGCAAACGCGGACGGGCGCGTTCGCGGCGGTTTCATCTACCATCAGGCCGGCACGGGCCGCACACAGAGCGTCGGCGTGAATTGGAACAATCTTCCCCGACCCCGCATGATTTACGACGATGAGAAGCCCCGGACGGATGTGCTGTTTGAAGCGTTCCGCCGCGAAGACCCCGATCTGCTGGCTTTTCTCTACGGTGATGATCTTGGCCGCCCGCTACACCTGGTTTCGGACGCGATCCGCGGCTTCATATGGGCCGCGCCCGGTCACGATCTACTCCAGGCCGACTATTCCAACATCGAGGGTAACGTGCTGGCCTGGCTGGCCGATGAGCGCTGGAAGCTTGGCGCCATTCGTGAGCTGATCGCGGATCCATCGCTTCCCGATATGTACCGCAGGACCGCGGCGTCCATTCTCGGGCTGCCGATCGAGGAAGTGACGAAGAAACATTGGGCGCGCCAGGCAGTCGGTAAACCCGCCGAATTGGGCCTTGGCTTTGGCGGTGGCGTCATGGCCTTCGTGACCTTCGCGCGCGGCTATGGCGTCAAGCTCGACGGCATCGCAGCCGGCGTGTGGGAGCAGGCCGACGAAGAACGCCGCGGAAAGGCTGTGAAATCGTGGGAGAGCTATGTAATGCGCGGCCTGTACGGCACGGCAGAACTGTCGCGCGAAGCATGGCTGGCCTGCGAAATCATCAAGCTCGGCTGGCGGGCGCAGAACAGCTCCATCGCCCGATCATGGAAAGACCTGGAGGCCGCCGTGCGCGAGGCTGTTGCGGAACCGGGCCGGATCACGTCGGCCGCCAAGGTCGACTATATTGTCAGGAAAGGCTTCCTATGGGCGCGCTTGCCGTCCGGGCGCTGTCTGGCCTATGGCGCGCCCCGTCTCAAAGCGCAAGTGTGGGCGCGCGTGCGGTTGCCGAATGGTGAATGGGCCGACGCGGAAGTCATGGACCGCGACGCCGCCGAGACGGCTGAACGGCGCGGTACGGTCAGGATCGACGGCCCTACATCGGACAAGGTGACGGCGCTCGGCGTCGACAGCAAGACGAAGAAATGGCGGCGCTACGGCCTGTACGGCGGTCTGCTAGCCGAGAACAACACGCAGGCGACCGCACGCGATCTGCTGGTCAACGGCATGTTCAAGGCCGAGGAAGCCGGCTACCCGATCATCGCCACGGTTTACGACGAGATCATTACCGAAATCCCGCACGGCTTCGGTTCCGTCGAGGAATTCGAACGGATCATATGCGAATTGCCGTCATGGGCTGCGGGCCTGCCCCTGACAGCCGGCGGTTGGAGGGGCAAGCGCTACCGCAAGGATTGAACGGCCGGCTATCAGCGTCAACTGGAGCGCATCTGCGCCTGGAGAGCGTCAAGGAATTCCTGCATGGTGTAGAAGTCCTGCCCGGCCTTGGCGGCCAGCGCCTGGCGGAAGTCATTCACGCTGTAGAGGGGTAGCCCGGCAAAGTCCCGCAGCTCATTCACCGCGTCGAGCGTGACCAGGTTCTGCGCGTTGATCGCCTCGAACAGCACCAGTCCGAGTGCGCGGACAACCGATCCTTCTGCGGTCAGTGCCGCGTTCAACCGCGCCTGATCTTCCGCTCCTAAATCAACTGGCGGAGGTTCCACATAAACCCAAGACCCGTCTTGCCATATGTGATCACCGCTAGGCTTAAGAGGAATATTTATGGTCCCGTTAGGGTAAGAAGACAGCAGATTCTCAAGCTCGCCTCCAGTTGACTGCCAATATCCGATATCATGGTGGTAAAAACCATATTCCATTATCGTAGCTCCGACCAAACCGGCGTACTAACCGAACCGCTTCCCACTGTTCTTTGTAGCCGGTAATATCCTGTGTCCGGGATGGCTATGCTTATAAAAATTGGGTCTTCCGAGTCTGTTACTATATTATTTACTCCAAGATCGATCCAAGACGAACCATCAGAAGATACTTGAAACCTTGCCTGTGTCCCTGCCCCATAATGATATAGTATGTATACAAATATACCTTTTCCTGTGGTATTTTGATAAGACGTGCTATGCGATCTAGATGAACTAACGTCCTGCCAAGTCTGCCCGACACCAAACCCACCGCTATTGTCGTCTACGTACTTTTTCGTAGCAGCATGCGCGTCGTCGGTAGGCGCGCCAACTGAAAGAACCCCTCCCGTGCCGCGCAGGGCTACTGTGGAGGCGGTGGCCGACGCCGCATAAGGCACACCTGTCTTGAGGATCTTTCCTGATATGCCGTCGAAAAGAGCTATCTCATCCCCGGCAGATGACGCAGGGCCTTCTGTTTTATCATCAAGCGCCAACTGCTGCGCTGTTGATACGGGCTTGTTGGCGTCGGACGTATTATCGACATTGCCGAGGCCGACATCGGCTTTTACAAGGGTTTTTTGCCATGCGTTATAGCTCGGCACCGCGCCATAATAGACGCCGGACCCCATCGGTATTGTGCCTGTCGCCAGGAAGGGGATTGCGAGATAGTATTCCGTACCCGGCGTTGAGTAGATACGATGCAGCGTGTTGTCGTACCCCGTGAAAGCGTTCGTCGCCCTGTCATAGTGGCGCGATATCTGCCGCCATCCATCTGCCGGGACGATCTGCTGTGAAGTGCTCTGCGCAACGCCGTCAAGATAGACAGAGCTTCCGGCGAAAGTGGTAAATCCGACGCTGCCTGATTTGACAAGAATGTGGCAGTTGAAGGAAATCTTCCCGAGGATAGGGGCCTGCATCAGGATGAAAGAATAATAGTGGGGTATGCCGTTGATGGTGGCGGATCCAGTCGTACCCGCTCCCGCCGTGATATGCATCAGGTAGAATTCTATGCCGTAGCGGCGAACGGTCGGCGCCTTGAGCTTGTCGATCAGCGATTTTACGTCCGCGTCGAGAGCGCCCGCTGAACCGCCATAATCGTTATTGTTATGAATGAATTTCGGCCCCGCAGAAAACGATGAGCCGTTGGTGGTCGAGATATAAGACGGAACGGTGAAATTTGATGCGCTGACACTCTTAGGTTCCGGGTCGCCCGCAAAGCGCCCGCCGTCACCGAACATATTGAGTGGCGTGTAGGAAGGCATGTAGCCTTCGGCGTTGTTCTTCGCCTTCTCGGACCAGTGGTAAGCGGAATATTTGCCAGGCTCGACAGCCGTGTTTTCAGGCGCTTCGGCCCATAACTGGGCCTTGTCCCGTGCGTCGGCTGCGTCCTGCGCGTGCTGCGGCGCGGCCTGGATATCGGCTATGTTTGCGGCGATCGTCGCAACGTCGCTATCGATCGCCGCGACCGCGGTAACATCCGAGGCGATCCCCGCAACGATCTGGATGCTGCCGCTGATCGAACCTATAGCGGCAATCTCCGCGGCCATCCCCGCGACGGCCTGGACATCGGTGTCGATCCCCGCGACAGTAGCGATCTCCGTGTCGATCCCCGCTACCGTTGCGATCTGTGAAGCGAAGGTCGGATCAACATTCATCAGCAGCCGCACATCGGGCGCAAGCGTGTCGAGCGTGACGATCTCATTTTTCAGTGCGCCGTCTGAACGCCGGACATCCTTAACCGCGTCGACCAGCTCCTGTGTCGACTGCGCCGCGTTCGCTAAATCGTTATCGATCTGCGGCGCTGGCAGGGGCTTCGTGGGGTTGTCGGCCTGCCAACCGGAATAGGAATACCCAGGAACGAACGGGTTCGGGTCAGCCATGTCTGATGCTCCGCTATTGTTGCGGGACAATAACCGACAAACGCCTTACAATCAATCCAGCCAGCACCGCCGGACGGCTACCGATCGACAACCCCGCCCCGAGGGATCGCGCACCACATTACATCACGCTCACAGGCCGCCCGGGCTTGCAGGCAATCAATCCTGAACGCCTTGTATTGCCGATTATCCAACCGTATCGTCGTGGCCGCGCCACCAATGAAAACGACGGCAACAAGCCCGAGCAACAGCAGCCAGGGCCAATCTTCCATCAGCACCCGCATTTTCTTTCTCCCTTGTCTGTTTTGTATGTTGACATCGCCATACAATCACCATACAAACTGATCGTCAATAAAAATCAGATTGCCGTGGAGAGATACCCTTGGCCCGACCGCGAAAAGGCCCGCGTGCCCGCCCCCGTTTGAAGCCCGCGCCGGAAATGCCGCGCACGCGCATCCGTGCCAAACCGCGCCGCAAGCAGGCCCGGCCGACCGTTTCATTCCGTACCGAACGTGTTGTTCTGGAACGGCTCGACTATCTGGCGAAGCGGTTCGACGTGCCGCGCAACACGGTCATGGAGATGGTGCTGAAAACCTACCTGACCGAGCGAGGCGATACGATCGAGGCAATGCTGGCACAGATGGACGAAGACGACGGCCAGACCGAACTCGACATCTTCGCGTAGCGCAGGGAGCACTACCATGCCTTTCCTGTTTTTTACGCTCGACCGGACCTTCTCCGCCGCAGCAGGTGTCGTCGTGCTGTTCGTCGTGCTGTCCGGCGGGCTGCTCCTTGCGGCGCTCCGGGAAACGCAGCTACCGCCACCCAAATTCATGCCGGGCGACTATGTGCGCCTTGTCGTTTCCGGCGAGACTGGCCGCGTCATAGATAGCGTCCTTCTGCGCTCGGCCTATCGTTATGACATCCGGTTTTCCGCCGATCTGCGCCTGAATCTTGTGCATGAACATGAGCTGGAGGCGGCGCGATGACCCGCGCCGAGATCAGCGCCCGCCGCGCGCACCTGGCCGAGCTTGAGCGGCTGCTGGCCGGCCCGATTGCCGACCCCGGCCTGCGTGCGCGTATCCGTGATGAGTATATCCGACTGAAAGCGAGTTTGAGCGATGCTTGATCGTATTCTGGCACACCGCCGCTACCCGACGTTTATCATGCTGTTTGTTGCTGCGGCCATCATTGTCGTTGGCTTGCTAGACGCACCGCTATGACGGGTCGCAGAAGCCTGCCGCCGCGCACGGCAATCAGGGTCGCCCGCGAGTTATTCACGGAGATCGACAGACGCGGCTTGAGCGTCAAAGACCTGATGGCGGCCTGCGACATCAGCCGCAGTTCGTTGGAAAACTGGCGCGCCGGCCGCCAGGCCCCGATGCTGCTCGACTTCGAAATACTTGCTCACGTCGTGGGCTACCGGCTGACGCTGGAGCCGATCGAACGGGAGGATACGTCAGATGACTGATTTTGACGCCGTTCGCGCGGCGCACCCGGCTCTGATCGTCAACCTCTATGCCATGACGCCCGGCGGCGCGGTGACGTTGGAAATCATCACGCCCGCTGGCGAGACATTCACCTGGCAGGGCGTGAACGCGGCTGACGCCATCGCACGGGCGTTCCCCGCCACGCCAGAAGAACCCGCCACAGCCCATCCAACGATCTTTGACTGACCGGGAGAGCGAGAATGCAAATATGGATGAAACCTAGAAGACCCGAACGACCGGTTCGCGTCGTTGCGCCAATATCTATTACCCCCGAGCAATCCGTCTCCGAGCGAGTGCGCGAGAATGTGGAAATCTCACTCCGGGAGGCACAGCATCGCAGGGACATCCTGCTCGAACGCAAGTTGCAGATCGAGAGCGAGCTTGACGACCTGGACACCGTGATTTCTTCGCTCGAACCGGCTTTTGGCCAGATGCTCGGGAAGCAGCAGATCGTTGATGTTCTGATCAAGGGCCTGCACGACACCATAAACGAGGTTAGTGATGGTTGACCTGAGCGATAAAACACTGACCCCCGCCATAGCACCAGCCGAAGTCGGCGGGCTGGGGGACATTGCGGAGATGACCGACGCAGACAATCCAGAAAGTTACCGCTGCGATGATCGTGAAGGATGCTTGGATGCCGTCCATGACGCCGCCCGCCGCGCACTGACAGGAGGAAAGGAGTAATGGGCATTCCCGCAATGAAGGCTGAAATACACTCCCTCAACCGACGAATTGCCGAACTGGAGGCAGAGAACGAGCGGCTGAAAGAGTTGGTTCGCTGGGCGCACGAAACGCTCTATGAGATCAACCCGTCAAACTACGACCACGACGAGGTTTGCAAACTCAATGACGCCTCTGTCGAAGTGATCCTTGGATTGGCGCACCATCTCGGCGAGCGCCACGGCAAAACCGACGCATGGTGGCAAGACCATCTGGCGTCATCTTCCGTTCCGCGCGCCGAAGCCCTCTCCCGCACAGGGGCGGTGAAGGTAAAGGCGCTTCATTGGGGCATCTACAAATCCATCAACAACAGAGGCAAACTGGTCGCAACTGACCTATTCGGCCACGAGTTTGCTCGTCTTGTTCTGTCGTCGGAGACGGTTGACGAAATCGAAGCATACAAGGCATCACAACAGGCCGACTACGAGCGCCGTATCCTCTCCGCCCTTGAGCCAGCCGAACGAGACACAAACACAGTTGCCCCTCGTGAAACGGGAAATGTGGGAGACAAGATACGAGAAGCGTTCCGCGATGGTTGGCGTCATGGCATCAGCGATATTGCGGAGGTTGAACAATCACGATGGGACGCCAGCAAAACGAAAGCATCCCTTGACCCAACCCCACCGGAAGGTCAGCAGCCAGAGATTGGCGAAATCATGTATGATTCGTGGGCGCAGGTGAGCTTCCTGAAAGAAAAGTTACGTCAAGCAGAAGCGGATCGCGATGAATGGAAGGATCGCGCTTTCTCTCTCCGATCTGCCCGCCCCTCAGAGCAGGCGGTGACAGAGGCGATGGTCGAGGCGGCTGCTAAGGTAATCTATAACTCGCGTTACGTTTATCCAGCGAAGGATTTAGCCCGCAACGTCCTCAAGGCCGCGATGGAGGCAGGAGGATGAGCGGATACATCGAGATCATAAGAGATGCGGTTGCAGCCAGCGGCGGAGAAACCCCTAATAGGCGCGCAAGGTTCATCGAACATATGCTGTTAGCCGCCGGCTTCCGCATCGTCGGCAAGGATGAAGTCGATCCGGTGACCCTTGATGAGGCGGCGGACATTGTGGACACAGATGGAAAAATCAACGGGATAGATCGAGATCGTATCTCCGACGCCATCCGCGCCATCGGGAGGAAGACATGAAGCTAACGCCGGGCGAAACCCTATGGAAGCGCGCCCGACTGGATTTTTGCCTAGATGAACAAGGAGGCCCGACTGTTAGGTCGGACCTCCTTTCGATCCCCGCGAGTGCGGGGGAGCTATCAACACGCTACCGGAGTAGGGCCGATCCCCGCGCGTGCGGGGGAACACCGCCAAAATAAAGCGTTTTAAGAGAAATTGTCAATGACCCCTGACGAGCTTAAATCCGCCCGTCATACACTCGCAGGCAAGGGGCGAAGCAGATGCGTCTATTTTGTATGATTAGACTGGCGGCATCACCAGACATTAGACTACAATACCAGACGTAAGCAGAGAAGGCGCCCCGCCATGAAGCGCCTTTTCCGCCCGACCGACCCGAAGGAAACCCGACGATGCCGCAACACCGCGAGGCTCTTTGTGTCTAGCAAGCGGGCGCGACGCGCACAAGCCGAAGTACCCCCACGCCGCGCCAGCTACAAGATGGAGCGCTTCCGCCCGAACTTGCCCCCTGCCCATGCCCACCCGCTCGTCAAGCGGCTCTTTGCCGAAATGAACGCGCAGCAATGTTCGCAGGAAATGATGGCCGCCCGATCCGGTGTCGGCCGAAACACTTTCAAGGACTGGCGGACCCGCACCGATCCGACGCTTTCCAATCTGGAGGCGTGTTTCAACGTGCTTGGGTTCGAGCTTGTCGCCAGGAAGATAAAAGAATGACGCCCGTCGAGTTCCTGCAACATTTCGATCCTGACGGCCGGCACAATCTGGTTGCCATCAAGCCGGACGCGGAACCGGGCGAAGGTCCGATCGGCGTCACCGTCGAGCCGGGCGACTGGAAAGCCGTCGCCGATTTCGTCGAGCGATGGAACGGCAAGCGCAATCTTTATTTCAGCGTCAATGAACCGAACGCCGGCGCTCCTGACGGCAAACTGAAGAAATCGCACATTGCCCATATCCGCGCCATCTACGCCGACGTCGATCCGCACGGCGACGATCTGGAAGCCGCACGCGCCGCGATCGTCGAGCGCGCCCGCAAGGCCCTGTCGACGCTCACGCCTTCGCACGTCATCGACAGCGGCGGCGGCTATCAATTCTACTGGCGTTTATCGAACAAGCTCGACGCCGAGACATACGGCCGCCAGGCGGAAGCCCAGGCCCGCGGCATTGCGAAGCTGATGGATGGCGATGGCGTCGGCAATATTGACCGTATCATGCGCCTGCCCGGAACGCTGAACCTGCCCGACGCGAAGAAACGGGCGCGCGGGCGCGTGGAGCGCCCTGCGGCGCTTCTGGACGCACGCGCCGATACTTTCACGCTCGACGAGCTGGCGCGCGCCTACAAGCCGCTGGATCGCGAGGACGACGAGGACAACAACGAAGAAATCGCGGCGGCGCAGCACGCACTGGACATGGGTTTTGTAAAGGGCCACGCTTCCTACGCCGGCCTGCCGGCCGATCTACGCGCCCGTTTCGAAGCCTTCCGGCAGCAGAACGAATTCGCCGACGATCTGTGGCGCGGCCGCGTTGCGCCGGTGGACGCCACCAGCAGCGGCTGGCGGTTCGAACTTGCCGGGTTGCTGAAACGCGACGGCCGGTTCAGCGCGGATGAATTCGGCGCGCTGATATGGGTTTGGGACAAGGCCGACCCGAAGAAGATCACGGCCCGCTCAATCGCACGCGACTGGACCCGCTCCGAAGACGCGCCCGAACCTTCCCAATTCCTGACGGATGCCGGCGCGCTGCCGTCGCTGGCGCAAACCGATCCGTTTGCCGCGGCCGCCGAGAAGGAAGCCGGCGACATTGCCGGGCGCGCGGCGCGCTTCACGTTCGAGACGTTCGCAGACGTGGCAAACGCCGAGCTGACGACAAACCCGGCGCTGATAAAGGGCTTGCTCGACCAGGCCGCTATGAGCGTGCTTTACGGCGACAGCAACGCCGGCAAGACATTCATTGCGCTGGACATCGCGGCCCACATTGGCGCCGGCGAAAATTACGCCGGCCTGCGCACCACGCGCGGCCTGGTGGTCTATGTGGCCGCCGAAGGCGGACGCGGCATCCGCAAGCGCTTCAAGGCGCTGCGGGAGAAGTTCGGCGACCGCGACATAGATATTGTGCTGCTGTCCTGCCCGGTCGATCTGCGGCGACCTGACACTGACCTGGAACCGCTTGTGGCGGCGATCAAGACACTAGGGCGACCGGTCGCGCTGGTCGTGCTCGACACGCTGTCGCGCGTCATGGCGGGCGGCGACGAGAATTCGTCGGTCGATATGGGCGCGCTGGTCCGTCACTTCGATTTGCTGCGGGCCGGATGCGCCCCGGCCCATTTGATGATCGTGCATCATACGGGCAAGGACCGGGCGCGCGGTGCACGCGGGCATTCGTTGCTACGGGCGGCAACCGATACGGAAATCGAGGTTGCCGATCGCGCGGTGACAGTCACGAAACAGCGCGACATGGATGGATCGTGGGCGCGCGGCTTCGCGCTCGACGCGATCGCCCTGGGCCTGGATAATGATGGCGATCCGGTTTCCTCCTGCGTCGTGCGGCTGCTGGCTGAAGGAGAACGCGCAACCGTCATGACGCCGGATGTAGCCAATCGTGTATTGGACGCCATGGCGGCGGCGTGGGATGCGGGCGAACCGTGGTCGATGGCGCCCCAAACACGCGAGCGTTTTGCGGTGCGCCGGATGGTCGCAGATTGGGGTTTTGACGCAAAAGAGGCCGAAGGCGCACTGCGCGTATGGGCTTCGTCCGGGCTGGTGGAAACGCGAATTATGGACGGCCACTCCAAAATCAAAGGGCTTTTCGTGGGGGGAAACCGAGGACAAGCTGTCCTGCGGGAAGATATTTTTGGCTAGCGGAAGTTGCGGAAGTCTTGCGGAAGTCTTGCGGAAGTCTTGCGGAAGTCTGTTTGTATGATGCGGAAGTCGTCGTCTAAGTCTTTGATTTCACTACGTTTGCGTAAGTCATGCGGAAGTCATGCGGAAGTTGCGGAAGTCTCCTTGTAAGTCATTGATTTCATTTGCGGAGGTTGTGTTGCGGAAGTTGCGGAAGTTGGTACCCCCTACGGGGGTAGGGGCGGACTTCCGCAGTCCGTCCGCCGCCCCTACCGTCTCGGGGTGTGGGCGCCAGACAAAAAGACAAGTTGTCCTTTCTGGAATTGAAAACCGGAATTGGGAACATTCAGGTCAAAGCCGACGCCGTGCAAATCCGCTTTCAGCAGTTTTGTCCCCGAACGATCATGTTGACGATTTGCCAGCTATCGGGGGTGTTTGCGCCTGCAACGGGTTTTGCTTCGATCGTCACACGGCAGACAAGGACCGCCGACCGCGACACGGCAGGAACCGTGTTCATAGCCGCGTTCAGATTGTTGAACGCGCCACCCATTGCGGGGTTGTTGTAGCGGCGCGGCGCCGGTGCGTGGGGTGGCAACGTGGTCGTTACGATAACCGGATCGGTTTCGAGCACGAACACGCGCGTGGCGCCCATATCCCGGTTGCCCACAGCGTTGAATTGCGGGTTGGCGCGCATGAAGTCGCCCACGGTGCGCCCTGTAAAGGCCGCGGCGGCGGTTTCGAGATGCGCCGCGTATCGCGCCTGGGCCTGTTCGGCCGTCTGGCAGCCAGGCAAAGCGAACGCCGCAAGGCATAACCCAAGCCATAAGGTTTTCATGAAAAATCCTCCCCGTCAGTCAACAGGGAGGATCAGGCGGGTTTTAGGCGGGGAGTGTCAAGCCAAAAGGCGGTATGCGGCTATAACCAGAATGGCTATGCATGCGAGATGAAAAAGGAATGGCAACAGGCGAAACATTGGGGGGCTTTCGGTGAACAGGCGTTTGGGTAGCCGGGTTGTGTGGTTTCCTAGGCCCACAGCGGGCCAGGAAGGCGGTGCCAGCGCGCTTGCGGGGCTAACGGGTAGGGGTTAGCCGGAAAAGAGCGAAACGCGCTGTGCGGGCTGTTGTGTCGGTTTATGGCGGCGCGTTGAAAAGGCGCGTCGCCATGGCGTTGCGCTATTCGGCGGCAAGTTCTTCGGCGGAAGGCGCGGTTAGGAAGAAAGGGACCGAGCAGGAAGGCTCTTTCGCCCGAAGCGGCATCAGAACGCCGAAAGCATTGTCGACACCGTCGAAGCGGATTAGCGACGGGCCATCGGCCACAGCGACGACGCGCAAGCCGGCGTCTTTGCGATTTGTGAGTTCGCGTGCGGCGTTAGCAAAGTCGGATAGATGACGCCCGTTAAAAGTCGCAGGCGACGGGTTGTCGGTGTTTGGATTGGCGACCATGCGCCAGTCGGGGAAAGTGCCGCCAATGATGACATTGAACGCGGCCGCCACGGGCGCGTCATCGAGTGAAATCGTGGCATTGCCATCGGCGATGGTTACGGTTCGCAACAGATCGCCGTCGCGCCGATTGGGCTTGCAGGCCGTAAGCGCGGCCTTGTCCAGATTGACGATTGCGGACCCCTCGCAAGTTCCAGTCTCGTCGTGGGCAACGAATAGACGGTGGCCGTCTGTAGCTATCAGATAGACGCCGCGCCCGGATTGGTGCGGCTCGATGAAAACGCCGCGTAGATAGTAGCGGGTTTCCTCGGCCGAAATGAAGGTGGCGGCGACGCGAAAGAGGTTGGCATTAACGGAAGCGGAAAAGGTCATGTCGGAATATCTCCTGATGTCAGGCGTTAAATCATACACCACAAGCACGCAAAAAGCAGGCGCGGTCGAAGTTTGGGTTTGTTGCAGCTAGTTCGCCCGCAAAGTGTTCGGCAACGCATTGCGTATCTTTTACGTTCATGGTGCCAATGTCGCGCAGATTGGCGATTATGGCGGCGATCGTTGCAAAGTGACGATGCTGCATTTTGGCATAGTCGGCGTTGCGCTGAATCGCGCAGCAATCGGCGGTTAGGTTGCGGTTAGGGCGGGGTGGCGGATTAGGCCGCGCCCTCGGCTTTCGCGATGACGGCGCGAAGTGCGGCTAGACCATCGCGGCATTCATCGCGCGCGGCTTTCACGTCTGGCGCTGCCTCGTCGGATGGGTTGAACATATCAATCCATTCCGCAATGTACGGCTCGGCAAATTTCAGCGCCGCCAGCATGTCGGGTGCGGTGTTGTGATCTTTGGGTGAAATAGTCATGTCGGAATATCTCCTGTTGTCAGGCGTGAAATCAGACACCACAAGCGCGCAAAAAGCGATCGCGGTCAAATCGGGGGTTTGTTTGGGCTAATCTAGCGGCGAAGTAGTTCGCCACGGTCTCGTGGGTTTCTGGTGCAATCTCTTCCAATTCGCTGATTATCGCGGCGATAGTCGCAAAATGGCGGTGCTGCATATAGGCATAGCCGGCGTTACGGTCTTTGCGCAGAGCGGTTTCGGTCGAGAGCATGGCGATATCCTTTCCTGGTCGGGTTGATGCTTTAGCGGCCATTGAACGGCGCGGCCGTGCGCGCCGTCTGAAAGACGCTAGGAACGGTGCCAGCGAACGCTTTCCGCGGGCAGGTCGTGAACCACGACGCCAGCTTTCCGGCTTTCGTCACGCTCGACGATGCGTGCGCTATCATTCACCAGCATGGCAATTGCCTTGCCGTGTTGGATCGCAAAGCGGCGCATCGCCTCTTTCCATGTCCGGCATCCGTAGTGCGGCGCGGCCGAACGCCAGAAAGAGACCGTGCCGAATGTGTGGGTATTCATGTTGATTGGGATCATGGTCACGTCTCCAATTGTAGGGTGTCAAATCAGACAAAATGACTAGAAGTATTCAGCGAAAGCGATGTCGGCGATGATGTCGCGACGTGATGTCGGGACTTCATTAAGCGCGTCGATTGTGTCGAGGATGATGGCAGTGTCGTCGCCAGGCTGGAAATAGACTTCACGGCCGGTCGCCTTGTTTGCGAGTAAGGCGCCAATACGCAATTCACGAAAATGAAAATTGGCGGTTTCGTAGTTCATGGCGATGTCTCCTGATGTCAGGCGTTAAATCATACAATTGAAAGCTCAAATTCAGGCTAGCGGGCTTGCGTCCTTTAAGGGAAATTCTGCCGCGCGCGCGCCGTCTGCCCACCATTCATCGATTGTGGCGGCCTGCGCATCTGTCACGGCAAAATATTCAAAATCATCGATAACATCGCCGCCGATTTCAGCGGCGACGATTTCAAAGGCTTCCTTAGTGGTCGTGGCGGCAAAAGCGCCGTAGTACGCCCCATTTGCAAAGACTGCTATCAAGCTCATGGTGGTATCTCCTGTTGCGGCGACATTGACTGTATGATGATTGTATGATGACTGTATGGCGATGTCAACGCCGATATCATACAAAAAGCGAATTTATCGCCTGAAATCAGCGAAGGCATTGCGGCGCAAGGCGTTGCGGGTTGCCTTTAACTGCGCATGACGGTAACTAGATACCACAATACGCGAAAAGGGATCTGTGCTAATGCCTCTTAAAAACGGACGGCTTACGAAGCAGGAGCGCGCCGTCGCGCGCGGAATGGCCGAATGGGGATCAACGACCACTGTAGCACAGCGGCTGCGTATCCCGGCGGGCAGCGTGCATGCTGCAATGGCGCGGCCGGCCGTCCAGGCTGAATATGCCAGCCAGGTGCGGGCCTTGCTCTTTTCCGACATTTTACCGCTGGCGGTCGCGGCGCATAAGCGTGTCCTGTCGGATCCGCGCACGCCGGCCGGCGCGCTGAATGGCGCTATCAAGCTGGCTTACGACCGCACGCTGGGCCTGGATGATGTAGCCGGATCGAAAGAGCCGCACGAAATGACGCCAGAAGAGCTGGCGACGGCTATCGCCGCCCTGGAGCGCGCAGCGTCCGATAAGGCGCGGCCGATCGAGGCGATCGAGGCAAAAGTGATCGAGGTGGAAACGCGCGGCGAAACGGCGGAAAACGGCGGCATTTTCACATGATGCGCGCAAACCGCGCCCATTGATAGGGCGCAAAGCCTTGCGTTGTAAGGCGCGCCCACTGTATCATTAATACTGTGGGCGCGCCTCGGCGATCGCCGCGGGCCGGCCCCCGCCCCCGCCCCGCAGTCGCGCCAGCCGCCGAACCGCTCCAGCGGGCGTCCGTACAAATTTTCATCTCAAAATCGAACCGGGACAGGATGTCCTGATCGTCCTGATCGTCCTGATCGTCCTGATCGTCCTGATCGTCCTGATCGTCCTGATCGTCCTGACCGGCCTGATCGTCCTGATCGTCCTGATCGTCCTGACCGGCCTGATCGTCCTGATCGTCCTGATCGTCCTGACCGGCCTGATCGTCCTGATCGTCCTGACCGGCCTGATCGTCCTGACCGGCCGAAACGTCCTGACCGGCCTCACCGACCCGATCGTCCTTACCAGACAAACCGCCCTCGCCAGACAATCCTGGAAAGCCGGATACGCTCGTCCAGCTCGTAGCGGTCGGTCAGGGCAACACACCGTTAAGGCGACAGATTGTCTTGTGTTGTCTGTCGGGATGGCATACAGTGACAATCGTGAAGCCGTGGCAATGGCGCCATGGCGTCCTTCCATACTTTCCTCCCCAACTAGGCCCGCTTTGCCAGGCGGGCCTTTTTTATCGCGGCTCCGCGCCGCCCGCCGGCCTCTGTTGCGCGGGCTGTTGAGCGCAGGCGGAATGTCTGATATGACGCAAGACATTGAACGACACGGAGCATGGGCGTGGACCGGAATTTTCAACGGGCGTTGCCATTGGTGCTGAAACACGAGGGTGGGTTTTCGGACCACCCGAAAGACCCTGGCGGCGCGACCAACAGGGGCGTTACGCTTGCCACGTTCCGGCGGTACGTGAAACCCGACGGGACGGTCGCCGAGCTGAAGGCGATTACGGACGCGCAGATCGCAACCGTGTATTACCGGGGGTATTGGGCTGAAGCGAACGCCGCTGCGCTGCCATCCGGCGTTGATTATGCGGTGTTTGATTTCGCGGTGAACTCCGGGCCGGCCCGCGCGGTGAAGTTCTTGCAGGCGGTTCTTGGCGTCGCGCAGGACGGGCGCGTGGGGCCGAAGACGATCGAGGCCGCGCAAGCTGCCGATGCCGGGGCTGTGATAGCCCGGTTGTGCAATGACCGGTTGGCCTGGCTGAAAAGGTTGCCGACGTGGGCGACCTTCGGCAAGGGGTGGGGGCGCCGGGTCGCGGACGTTCAGGCGGCGGCGCTGGCGATGGTCGGGAACCCGGCTGATGTCGAGATCGTCGAGAAGCCCGTCGTACCCCCGAATATCGAGCGGGAAGTCGAGAAGACCGAACGTAACGGCTGGCTGCAATGGCTGGCAGTGATACCGCTGACCACCATCGGGGCGTTTTTCAAGGATTACCCGGAAATCGCATATCCGGCGCTTGGCGGTGTTGCGGTCGTGGCGGTCGTGGCGCTGATCGGCGGCCGCAGGCTTGTCCGCCGGGTCAAGGGTATCGTTGCGGAGGTGCGGGCATGACGCAGGTATGGGCCATCCGCTGTCACGGCCGGCGCTGGCTCGGCCTTACCCGTTCGTGGGCGCATCCGCAGGTTGGCTGGCGGCCGTTTTCATGGGTCAGGGACGTGGCCGACGCTGAAAAGTTCGGGTCGCGGCTTTCAGCCGAGATATTCCTGCGGGGGTTGGCCCGCGGTTGTGGGGAAGTGGTTCCGCTGCACCCGGATTGCGAGGCTGGCGCATGACGTGGGTTGTGAAGGTGCTCGGCGGATTGAAGGCATACGCGCTTGTCGCGCTGGCCGCCGTCGGCGTGGTTTTTGCCGCGTTGTGGCGGGCACGCGAAACCGGCAAGGACGCGATGCGACGCGAACAGGCGGCAGCGCGGGACAGGTTGCAGGAGCACTACGATGAAATCGAGCGCGAGAATATCGATCCTGCTGGCGCTTACGATAGGTTGCGCGGGTTGTCAGGTGGCCCGCGTCGCCGGTAGCTGCCCACCGCTTGCACCGCCGCCTGCTGCGGCGGTCGATGCGTTGGAGGCGGCCGGAGACAGTGCGGTGGATGCGTGGGTCGTGGCGCTGGAGCGCCATTATCGGAAATTGGGCGCCTGTCGCGGCGTTTGAGCATGTGGGGCAGGCGGTGACGGTAGCGGAGCTTCAATGGTTGTTCGGGTTCGGATTGACGTTCATTCTGGCGGTGGCGGGTATCGCCGTGGCGGCGTTCCGTTCAGTGTCGCTGAAGATCGACCGGGCGGTCGAAAAGATGCGTGACGCGGTGCAAAATGGCGACAACGAACTGCACGGGCGTATTGATCGCCTGCGCCAGGATGTGTCGGACAATTACCCGCGCCGGACGGAGATGGAAAGCCATATGGCGCGGGTCGAAGGCACGTTGAAGGAAGTGCTGGCCGACCAGAAGACAATAATCCGTTCGCTTGCGGCGCTGGAGGCCCGGAACGGGACTGCCTGATGCGGCGGCCTTCACGGATTAACCCGAAGACGGGAAAGCGGGTGGATTGGGAAGAAGAACAGGCCCGATTGAAGGCCGAAAATCCCGATCTCGCCGAGATTACCAAGAATATAGCACTGCTGAAACGTCAGCAGAAGGCGTTTGCCGCGCGCGATAGCCTGCTGGAATACACGCGGTTCACCATGCCGGACCCGGAAGCGCCGAACGACGTGGAACGGACCCGTTACGAAGCCGAGAAGTTTCACCAGGTTATCGCAGCGGACGTCGAGAAGCTGATCGACGGCGAATTGCGCAACGGCGACGGCAGCGTCTGCAATCAGGTCATTTTCTGTATGCCACCGCGGCATGGAAAAACGGAGTTGGCGACGAAACGACTTGCGGCGTGGGTGAGCGGCCGGTTCCCGCGGTGGGATATCGCTGTGGCGTCCTATTCGGACACGATGGCGCAGGACATGGGCGCCGACACGCGTGCGATCCTGACCAGCGCGCAGCACCGGCAGGTGTTCCCCGGCTACCGGCTGCGGCGCGGCGGCTCGGCGAAGGATAATATCCAGACTGACGAGGGCGGGCGGCTGGTGTTCGTGGGCCGCGGCGGGGCGTTGACCGGTCGTGGCATGAACCTGGGCCTGGGCGACGATCTGTTCAAGGACCACGAGGAAGCACGATCCCAGGCCATTCGCGACGCGGCGTGGAACTGGTTCACGAAGGTGTTCATGACCCGGCGCATGGGGCGCAAGATCGTCATGCTCACCATGACGCGGTGGCATTCGGATGATGTGATCGGCCGGCTGACGGACCCGGAAAACCCGCATTACAACGAGATTGAAGCCCGCAAGTGGAAGATCATCCGTTTGCCGGCGATCGCCGAGGAAGATGATCCGCTCGGGCGGCCGGAAGGCGAAGCACTGTGGCCGTCCCGGTATGATCTGGATTTCCTGATGAGCCAGCAACGGATGGATCCGCTCGGCTTTGCCGCGCTATACCAGCAGCGGCCGACGGTGGCCGACGGCGTGCTGTTCCGGCGCGAGAACATCCAGACCTACAGGACCGGCGAGGAACCGGAGGAATTGCGTATCTACTGCGCCAGCGACCACGCGGTCGCGACCGGGCAGCGCAATGACTATACCGTGCTGCTGAAGGTTGGCGTCGACCGGCAGAACAATATCTGGGTGCTGGATTGTTTCCGTGACAAAGTTCCAGCCGACCGCGCCGTCGAGGCAATGCTGACGATGGCGAGCGGGAAGCAGAAACCGTTGATGTGGTGGGCTGAAAAGGGTCACATATCGAAATCCATCGGGCCGTTCTTGCGCAAGCGGATGCTGGAAAGCGGGGTATACATCAACCTTACCGAAGTGACACCGGCGGGCGACAAGGAGCAGCGCGCGCAGTCGATCGCCGCCCGCGTGGCGATGGGCAAGGTCTATTTCCCGTCCGACAAGGTGTGGACGGAAAAGGTCATCAACGAGATGCTGGCCTTCCCGAACGGGACGCACGACGATGCCGTTGATGCGCTGGCCTATATTGGTCTTGGGTTGCAGAACCAGTTCGGTCCCGGTAAATCTAGGACTTCCGAACGCGCGAAGCGGCCCGCGTTCGGCACTCTCGATTGGGTCAAGCTTCAGGACCGCTGGACCGAGGAACGTCGGGCGCAGGCCCTTGTCGGAGGCTTTTAATGTCTGATTTAACGAACGACATTGACGTGCAAGACTATGAGGCCGATGCGTCAAACGACTTGAACGACGCCGCGCCCGACACAGAAGCGCCCGACGCGGAAGCGGTGGGCACACCCGAACACCACAAGCGGCTGGTTTCCGAGATCATCGGGAACGTGAAGGCCGACAAACGCCACCACGACAAGGCATTCCGCCGCATGCGGCGCGATATGCAGGTCGCTATGTGGGGCGCGGAAAAGGATTGGGGCGCGGAGCGCTATCGGGCGAATATCGCCGGCCGGCACGTAAAGCAGAAAACCGCCGCGCTCTACGCGAAGAACCCGCGGGCAACCGCGAAACGCCGGGACCAGCTCGATTTTGCCCTGTGGGATGAAAACCCTGCGTCGCTTCAACTCGCCATGCAGACAACCATGCTGGCCGAACAGGCGATGCAGATGGCGCAGACGCAACAACAGATTGATCCGTTGACGGGGATGCCCGTCCCGGTCGAACCGCAACTCCCGCCCGGTTTTGAGCAGGCGCAGGCGTTGCTCGCCGATTTTCAACAGGGCTTTCAGCGCCGTGAGTTGTACAACAAGATCGGCAAGACGCTGGAACGTTTGTTCGAGTATTTCACGGTCGAGCAGCAGCCGCTGGATTTCAAACGCGGGATGAAAGCGACGGTGCGCCGCGCTCTGACGACCGGTGTTGGCTACGTAAAACTTGGTTTCCAGCGCGAAATGGGTCCGCGGCCCGGCGTTACCGACCAATTGGCCGACGCGAAAGCCCGGCTCGATCACATGGCGCGGTTGATGGAGGATTTGCAGAAAGGCGACCTGGAAGCCGATGCGGCTGAAATGGCGGAACTGGAACTGTCCATCCAGTCGTTGATGAGTGAGCCGGAAATCGTGCTGCGCGAGGGGCTGGTTATCGATTACCCCGCGTCGACGAAGGTTATCCCCGACCGGCTCACCAAGTCGCTTGACGGTTTCATTGGCTCTCGGCACATCACGCTCGAATATACCTATTCTGTTGATGAGATACGTGAGATTTTTGGCGTCGGTTTGGGCGACGGCTACACCAGTTATTCACAGAATGCCGGGTCGTCGCGCGACATCAGCGAGAATGACGTTATCGACGATGAGTATGAATGGTCTGGCGCCGACCGGAAGAAGGGCGGGCTTGTCTGCGTATGGGAATATTACGACAAGCGGACGGGGCTGGTCTATTACGTCGCTGATGGTCACGACGGGTTTCTGCGCGAACCGGCGGCGCCCGACGTGTTTGTCGAGACGTTCTGGCCTGTGTTTGCCTTGACGTTCAACGCTGTTGAGAGCGAGGACGAGCTGTTCCCGCCGTCTGACGTAACATTGATGCTCGACATGCAGAAGGAGCACAATCGATCCCGCCAGGGTTTGCGCGAACACCGCGACGCGGCCCGCCCCCGGTGGGTGTACGCGAACGGTTCTTTTGGCGACGAGGAAGATGTCGAGATCGTCCGCAACATGAAGCCGTTCGAAGCGGCGGGTCTGAATTTGCCGCAGGGCCAGACCATTCAGGATATTCTCCAGGCCATACCGGTGCCTGGCGTGGATCCGAACCTGTACGAGACTGGTCCGGTCTTTCAGGACACGCAACTTGTCGTCGGCTCGCAACAGGCGCAGTTCGGCGGCCTGGCGAAGGCAACGGCAACAGAAGTGTCCATTGCAGCGAATTCGACGACTTCAGCCGATGGATCGTCAATCGATGATCTTGACAGCTTCCTGACCGTATTGGCGCGGGCTTCCGGGCAGATACTCCAGCGGGAAATGTCCGAAGACATCGTGCGCCAGATCGTCGGGCCGGGCGCGGTGTGGCCTGAAATGACGCTGGCAGAAATTGCCGGGGAAATCCATTTGGAAGTCGCAGCCGGTAGTACAGGCAAGCCGAACCAGGCCGTTGAAATCCAGAACCTCGAAAGGCTGCTGCCGCTTCTACTACAGATACCGGGCCTGGACCCGCATTGGCTGCTGCGCGAGACGCTTCGCCGGCTTGACGACAGGCTCGACATCACAGCGGCGATTGCCGCCGGGATGCCATCCATCGTGTCGCAAAACCAGCAAATGCAGCCGGCGCCAGCCAATCCGGGCAACGATCCGGCTGCCCAGGGCGGCGAGGGCGCCAACAACGCGCCCGCTCCACCCGGCGGCCCCGGCGGCAGCGCGGCGCATTTTGGGAGCAACCAGGTTTCGGCTCGTGTGTAGGATTTGTATGATATGAAGGCCGACATATTGCAACAAAACCATATATCGGCTATCTGTATGGTGATTTTAACAAGGAGCGCTTCATGCCCCTAGACGATAAAGACATGGAAGATCGGAATTCGTCAGCCGATCTCACGGACGAACAGGAAACGGCCGCGCTGTCGGCCGACATTCCTGAAGACGCGGAAACGTCCGCCGCGACCGGCGAAACTGATGCCGAAGATACGCTTTCTGTTATCCGCGATGTCGTGGCGCAGGAGACGGTTGACGATCAGGCGGCCTCGCCAGCCGAAGGTGAAGGAACGGTCGAAGCTGTAGCGGGCGAAGACGGCGAGAAGGACGAGGACGACTATTCGGATGTCCCGTTCAACGCGCATCCTCGCTTCAAGCAGCTTATTCGCGAGAAGAACGACTGGCGCAAGAAAGCTCGGAGTTATGAGCAATCAGCGTCGGCGTTCGCGCAGGATGCAGAGCGTTACCAGATCGTTCAGGGGTTTCTGGACCGCAATGGGCTGGTGGCTGACGAAGCCGCTGAATTGCTCATTGTCGGCGGTTTGATGAAGACCGACCCGGTAGAAGCGTGGAAACGCGCGAAACCGACAATTCAGAAATTGCTGGTCGCCGCTGGTGAGGTTCTGGCGCCGGAGCTGGTACAGCGCGTGCAAAAGGGCGAGTTGTCCCATGCCGCCGCGCTGGAGGTCAGCCGGGCGCACGCGGCGCGGCAGTCCGTGATGGCGACGCGCTCGTTCGAGCAGCGCCGGAATGAACAGCTTGCGCAGCAGCAAGCGGTCGGCGCCAATCGGCAGGCCGCAGAAGCCTGGGAAACCGAGCGTCGCGAGAAAGACCCGAACTTTGCCGCCAAATTGCCGCAGCTTGTGCGGGAAGTGACGTACCTTCAGCGAACTGAAGGCGTGCCGGATAACCCCGAGGGGGTGAAGGCACAGCTTCAGAAGGCGTATGCGAGCATTACGCCGGCCGCCCGGCCGGCGCCGCGCGTCGAGCGGAAGTCTGTCGTTCCCGTGAGAGGCGGCACGGTCGCAGGTAATCAACGCCCGACGGAAATGTCCACGCTGGATATCATCCGTGCTCACACACGGGCGTCGTGACATAAGGACAGGCTGATATGCCGCTTTCCGCTGACGTAATTGCCAACATCAACGCTTCGGCGCTGAAAAACTATCTGGACCGTGGCAAGGTCTTCAAACAGAACGTCCAGAACAAGCCGATGCTGGACGCCTTCAACCGAACCGCCGGCCGGTTTTCCGGCGGAAACGATCTCATCGTTTCGACCGGCGTTAAATCGGGTCAGGGCGGCGGGACGCTTCAGGGTTACTCGGGCGACGATCAGGTCAACTACTACAACCCGGCGACGACCAAGCGTGTCGAGTATCAGGGCAAGGAGCACCACATCGGCATCACCATGACAATGACCGAACTGAAACAGGACGGCATTGAAGTGGTCGAGGCCGGCGCGGACCAGGAGACGGTGCGCGCCGACGGTCGCGAGGAACATATGCTCGCGAACATTCTCGACGAGAAGCATGACGATCTTGGCGAGGACTACGCCAAGTCGCTTGATCTGTTGCTCCACCAGGACGGCTCGACGGACGCCAAGGCGCTTGCTGGCGTAGGGTCGATCATCTTTGAAAATCCTGGGTCCGGCGTAACCGGCGGCCTCAATCGAGCGGTGTTCCCCTGGTGGCGCAACCGTGCCGCAACTACGGCTTATGGTTCCGCCGGCGGTCAGGGCGCGATTACTCCGAACGCCGCTGCTGGCGGCACACTTATTACGTTCCTCGACACCGAGATCAGGCAGTTGAAGCGCTACTTGCGCGGCAATACATCCCTTCGCTGGTTCGCCGGTTCGGACTGGATCGACGCCTACAAGATGGAGCTTCGCTCGAACGGGTACTATTCGGACAACATGAGCGCCGATGCCGGCGTTCCTGACGGTTCGATGAAGGATCCGAGGCATGCCGGGAACACGATCGTCTACGACCCAACGCTCGACGACATGGGCAAGCCAAAGCGTTGCTACGTCATTGCAATGGGCAAGACCGGCCTCCAGCTTCTCTATTTCAACGGGAAGCGGATGCAGCGCCACCACCCGGCGCGGCCTTATGACCGTTACGTGCTTTATAACGGCATCACGACGACTGCCGTACTTATCGCGCGGCAGCTCAACTCGTCTGCAGTGTATGACATAGCGTAAGACGTAGGGCGACAACGGGGCGCGAAAGTGCCCCGTTCCCATAACTCAATTCAAGGAGGCGCAAATGGGCGCTCTGGTAAACAAGAAGCACACGCTGGCGTCGAATGTCGCGGACAGTGCAAATTTCACGACGGCTTACCCGTCAGGCGTGACGCAAGCCGATCTGATCGGGTCAACTGGCGGCGTTGTCGTAGTTGAGCAAGACGTTATCCGGCAGGGCGCCGGCGGTTTTACTGTCGCGTTCGGCTCATCGAACATCACGGTTACAAATGACAGCGACTACACATGGCCTGCTGGCGCCGAACTGATCCTGTCGTTTGGCGATAGCACGAACGACGGGTCTTACAACCCGGCTATTCGTGCGGGCGGTATTGTGGCGTTGACGACTTCGGTCGGTACAGCCAGCGACACGATTGCCGATGTGGGCGGCTCGTTCAACCAAAGTGGTTTGAACAATATCGTCGCGTCTCTCGCCGCCAAGATAAACGAGATCGTCGGCGCTCTGGAAAACTCCACGACCATCAACGGTTGACGGTAACAACAGCGGGGCTTCGGCCCCGTTCCAACCGACAAGGATTGACCCATGCAAACTGCGAATGTGTTTGTAGCTCTCGGCGGGCGTAGAGCAAACAGCGTTCCGAAGTACGGCGTGACTGCGGCGGAAACTGCGGTATTGCGCCTTATCCACGGTGAAGACGCCGTGTACGAGATTGATGTGCAAGGCAGCGTTTCCCGGACCCACAGGCAGGAGATCGCGCGGCTTGCGCAGATTTATGGCCGCCAGGAGGGCGAGCGCCGCATTTCCCCTGCCGTCAATGAACTTTTTCCCGGCGCTGCGGCGCGGGTTTTCGAGACGTTCGACGAGTTGGAGATACCCGAGGAATTGTTTGCGGTCAAAGAGCGCAAGACAGCAGGGCGCGACCCGCTCGACCACGACAATGATGGTCGCAAGGGCGGGTCGCTCACGGACGCGGCGCGTGTCGACAAGGGCCTCGACGGCATGACGCTGAAAGAGCTTCAGGCGCATGCCAGCCGGTATCCCGATCTCGACCTGACAGGTATCACGCGCAAGGCCGACGTTCTGGAAGCGCTCAAGTTGCACGAAGCCAATCTGGCCGCCACGCAGGATGAAGACAGCGACGGCGATACGGGCGGCGACGATGGCAGCGATAATGACGGGACCGGCGACCTGAACGACGAGTTCACCGAACAACCATCCAGCGTGTTCGGGTAACGTCGCATGGCTCGCGGAACCACGCTCGTCAAACTGCTCGACGACCTGCGGGTTGAATGCCGCATTTCGCTCAATCCCGCGCATAATGTGCAGAACCGTGACGCGCAGATAAAGACGCTTCAGCGCAAGCAGGAATGGTTCTGGAATGATTTTGCCTGGCCGCATCTGCGCGTCGAACGGTTTCTGGAGCTTCAAGCCGGGCAGCGTTTCTATGACTTGCCGGTCGATCTCGACATCACGCGGATTACCAAGATCGAAGTTCGGGACGCTGTGCGTTACCGGGGGTTGTGTTGGGGCATCGACGCGCCACAATACGCCACGCACGACAGCGAACTAGGCAACCGGGCATGGCCCGTGCGGCATTGTAAGATCAGCGAAAACGAGCAGTTGGAAGTCTGGCCGATCCCCGACCAGAATTTTGATCCGGCCACGCATGAAGGCCGGATAAAGGTCACTGGCATCCGGCATCTTCGAGCGCTGGTGGCCGACAGCGATCGCGCTGATATAGATGATCAGTTGCTGGTTCTGCATTGCGCGGCGGAGTTTTTAGCGGCTACCGGCGCGAAGGACGCGCAGGTCAAGATGGACCAGGCAACTAACCTGTACGCCAGATTGCGCGGCCAGCTTATGCCGAAGCGGGTCAACAAACTGTTTGTCAATCGGGAAAAACCCCGCCGGGGGCGGCCTATCGCCGTCTATCGTCCGTCAGGGAGCTGACCGATGGGCGTGATCCATGTTCAGGAATTTACTGGCGGCCTTGATGCCCGGCGGATGCCGGAAGCAACATCTGGCGGGGTGCTCGTCAAGGCCAACGATTGCCACGTAACGCGTGGCGGCGAGCTTGAGCAGCGCGCGGCTTTTGTGCCTGAATTCACGCTCGTGGCCGGCACCGTGGGGATGTTCTACGATACGGCGGGCATTGTCGTGTTCGGGAGCGACGCAGAGCCGAACGGTTTGCCGTCTGGCGTGTCCTATCAACGGTTGCAGCATGCCGACACGGCAACCGCGCTTACACGGGTTCTTTGCGCGGACCTCTACGCGGGCAAGATTTATGTCGTCGGCGAGTTCGCGGACGGCGCGCTTTTCCACTTCTACGACGGCGCGCGAGTGACCGACTGGTTTGACGGGCGCGCGCGGGCAACTTTTCAAGTTACGGGCGGCGGCGTTGGGATCGCGGTTCCGGCCGCGGGATCCTTCGACGTAACCGGGGGATCCGCGACGACGCCTGCCGTCCCTGCCACTGGCGGGTTCACCGTCACCGGCGGTTCGGCCGGGGCGGGCAATGAGCTGGCGGCGCTTACAGTGGACGGGGTGGATGTTCTTGGGGCTGCTGTGGCGCACACGGGCGACGACGCCACTACCGCGGCGGGCATAGCCGACCAGATCAACCTTCATTCGTCCTCGCCGGATTACACTGCATCGGCTTTGGGTGCTGTCGTGACGATAGAGGCTGCGGTTGCCGGCGCGGGGCCGAACGGGCTTGTTGTCGCTGCGACGCCGGGCGGCGACGTGACGGTCGGTAGCGTTAACAACATGGCTGGCGGCGCGGACGCTATTGTCAATCGTTTCCTGACGGTGACAGTTGCCGGGGTTGACGTATTGGGCGCGCCTGTAACCCACACGGGAGACAACGCGGCCATGGCGACCGCCATAGCCGGGCAGATCAATTCCTATACGTCCAGCCCTGATTACACGGCGGCGGCGGTCGGGACGACCGTGGTGCTGACGGCGGTCATACCAGGTGTCTTGGCGAACGGGCGCGTTGTGTCCGCTACAGTGACGGGCGACGCAGCTTTCGGCAATACCGTAGCATTTTCCGGCGGCGCCGATGTCGCCACGTCAGTCGTGAACGACATAAAGGTCAACGGCGTGTCTACCATAGCCGCTCCGGTGTCGTGGGCAGTCAGCAACGAGGCAACTGCAACGGCACTTGCGACCGCAATCAATGGGTTCACGTCGTCGCCCGATTACACAGCTACGGTCGTCGGAGCGTTCGTAAGCATCACCGCGTCCGATCCGGGTAGCGCGCCGAACGGATATGCTGTTAATTTTTCCCTCGCCGGGGGCTTTGCGGTGTCACCGATCCCTTTGGCGTTGGGGAACGGCGCGGACAGCACAAGCTTTCAGCCCGGAGCCTTCGTCAAGACCGTCGGGCAGAAAATGCACTCCGTTTCCGGGCCGCTCTATCACTTTTCAGGGATTAAGGAGCCGACGCAGTGGACAACAGACGCCGTGGGCGCGGGGTTTATAGACTTGTCGGTGGAGAGTTCCGGCGCGGAAGAACTTAAAGCTATCGCGCGGTACATGACCTTTGTGGCGGTGTTTGCCGAGCGCACTGTACAGATTTGGTATTCCGATCCCGACCCCGTGCTCAATCGCCAGGTTCAGGTGCTTAACAACACAGGAACCGCCAGCCCACTGTCGGTCACGCCGTTCGGCGATACGGATATTTTCTACCTTGACGAAAGCGGCCTGCGGTCATTGAGGGCGCGCGACAGTTCTAATGCAGCCGCGACGACCGACATCGGCGTACCCGTGGACGATCTTATCACGGAGAAACTGGAGACGCTGAACGAATTCGAACGTCAGCGCGTGACAGGGCTTATAGAGCCGCGCAACGGGCGTTTCTGGCTCATCATGAAGGACAAGATATTTGTGTTCTCGTTCTTCAATGGCGCGAAGGTGAGTGCGTGGTCAACTTACAGCACCACTTATGAAGACGACGGCCAGACAGTCGGTTTCGACGTGGACGCCGCTATGGTTTTTCGGCGCCGGGTCTACCTGCGGTCTGGCGACACGATTTTTGTCTATGGCGGACTGGCAACGGGAAGCGCGCATGACAACACCGAGGCCGAAATCTGGCTCCCTTATCTGGACGCCAACGATCCGACGAGAAAAAAGCAACTGCGCGGCATCGATCTCGCCATGCGGGGATTATGGGAAGTCTCGGCCGCAATGGACCCGGTGCGAACCAACGCCGAGGACAAGATCGGCGTGTTCGATGAAACGACCTATAACCTGGATGGGTCGATGCCATTTTTCCACCACGCCACGCATGTTTCGCTTCGGTTCCGTTCGCGCGGCGCGGGGCCGCATCGGCTCGGTGCGTGCGTGATACACTACGACGGCCACAATGACGAAGATTGAGCCGGCGACGCGCGAGGACGTACAGACGGTGGCGCAGGCGATGCGCGAACAGGATTTCCGGGAATTCAGGGCCACATCGCGCGTTTCCGACCGTCACGAGCTGGCGTCATTGCTGGCACAACGCTACGGCGGCCGGCACGATGTCCTGGCCGGATTTTGGGGCGGGGATCCGGTCTGCATCGGCGGAACGATTGAAATGTGGCCGGGCGTCATATCGCTCTTGTTCTTCGCTACCGATGACTTCCCGAGGATCGGGCGGGGTATTACGCGCTGGATCAAGCGCGACTTGTTCCCACGGTATCTCGATAGCGGCATCCACCGCATACAGGCGATCTCGCATGGCGAACACGCCGTTGCCCATGCATGGCTCCGCTCGCTCGGGCTACACGAAGAAGCACGGTTTGATGGGTTCGGCCGCAATAATGAGCCGTTCGTGCAGTTCGCATTGGTGAAAGGGGGTGAGGCCAGTGAACAGCATCAACGACGATATCGTTCGCATGCGACGCAGCCCCTTCCGGTGGCGGGAGGGGCGTGATGTTCGTTCGCCTGGCGCTTGAAAGCGACATGGGCGTTCTGGCTGAACTGGCCCGCAGCAACGTCGCGGAAACCCGCCCGGATATGGAATTTGACGATTTCAAGGCCGAAGCCACTTTCTACCGGTATCTGGATACCGCAGACCCGACCATGTGGGTTGTCGAGCACCAACGACGGGTTATTGCCTTTCTTGTGGCGGGCATGTATGAATACAGGGTCGCCAAGGGCTTCTACACCGTGCAGGAAGTCCTTTACGTTGACCGCGATCATCGGGGCAGTCGCGCCGCCCTCCTGTTGATGAAAGAGCTTATCGCCTGGAGCAAACGGCTCGGTGCAAGCGAAATCATCGGCGGAAACGACAACAACTTCAATTCCGACCGTACTGCGAAGTTCTTGGGTCATTTCGGCTTTGAGAAGGTCGGCTACTCGATGAGGTTGCTTCTCGATGGGCGGTAAAGGTGGAGGCGGCGAGGCCGCCGAGGCGCGCAAGGACGAACAGGAACGTCAGTCACGCATTCGCGAAGGCACAAACCGCATCAATGCTATTTTTGACGGCGGCGCGCGGGGCGTGAACGCGCTCGGCAAGGACGCCGAGTATGATCCCGGTGCGACGTATTATAATGCGGACGGGTCGGTGTGGGCGCCGACAGATGCTCAAGCGGGTGGCGCCCCGTCGCTAGGGAATATGTTCGGCGGCTCCCGAAGCACGACCGCCGACCCGCAAGCCCAATTTGCCAAATTGCTAGAAGCGGGAGCGCTGTTCTCCGGGCGGACAGAGGGCGGGGGTTTTGACGACGATTTCTTCTCCGGGCGCCGGCAAGCATATCTGGACTATGCTTCCCCACAGCTAGAAGACCAGTACGCCCAGGCGCAGAAGGACTTGACGTTCGCCTTGACGCGCGGCGGATTGCTCGACAGTTCGGTGCGCGGCGATAAGGTCGCCGAGCTTCAGAAGAAGTACGATCTGAACAAGCAACAAATTGCTGACCAGGCGATTGCCAGCGAAACCGATGCGCGGAATGCAGTTGAGAGCGGGCGGGCCGATCTGATCGGTATGTTGAATGCCACGGGCGACGCGCAAGGCGCGGCCAATTCGGCGATAGCCCGCGCCTCTGCGCTTTCGCAGCCGGCGGCTTATAGCCCGCTTACATCGCTGTTCGCCGATTTCACCGCCGGTCTTGGCACGCAGGCTGCGCTCGAACGCGCCAACGCCTACGCCGGAACTGGCGTGGGGCAGAGCCAGATCGGGCGCTACAACACCGGTTTGTTCCCGGCCAATCCTAACGCGATACGCTATACATAAGGAGCTTCCGTGATCAAGACATGCTCCAGTTGCGGTGATAGACATCCGGTTGAGCTATTTAACCGGGATTGCACGCGCTCCGATGGCCGCGATCCGCGTTGTAAGTATTGCACGCGCTCCGCATGTCGCGCGTCCTACAGACGCCACGAAACCAAGCACCGCGCTCTTAAGCAGCGCTGGAAAGACGGAAATAGAGACAGACATCGACAGATAAATAGACAATGGCAACTAGCGAACCCCGAGAAAGTACGTCAGGGCGCAGCCCGGTATAAAGCGCGTCTTAAGCGCGCAACACCGCCGTGGGCCGATTTAGAGCTGATTGATTTCATCCGGGCGGAATGCCCGAAGGGCTGGCATGTCGATCATATTCACCCGCTCGCAGGCGATAAATTCTGCGGGCTAAACGTTCCTTGGAACTTGCAGTACCTCCCGCCTGAAGTTCATTGGCGGAAAGGTACTAAACTGCCGGTTGACGCGGAGGACCAGGTACAATCTGCGATCCCATGACAATTATTGGCGCCGCCTTGACGGTCGGTTCAACTGTTGCGCAGTATTCCGCGCAACAGAAAGTCGAGCGTGCCCGCAATGATGCGCTGTCGGCCGAACGCATTCGCCAGAAAGCTCTAGATCGGGAAGCCGAGGCTCTGAACCTCGGTTCGCGCGAGCGCTACGAGGATTTCCAGGGCCAACAGGAAGCCAAAGCGGTAGACCTGGGCGAGTATTTCGCGGGGCAACGCACCGAGGAACCAGAGGCGGCCGAGGCGTTGCCGACGGCATCATCGAATATCGTCGTGCGGGAGGAACAGAAACAGCGCGACAAGGCACGGGATTTTACCGATCAAACGGGCCTGGCGCTCGGAAACCTGCGGGCTTTTGGCGATCTGCTTGGCGGCATCGGGCGCGAGACGGCGCAGGACGCCAGCCTGATCGGGCAGATCGGCGGGTTCAAGCGCGGGCACGCCGGCGTGCTTCCGCTTGAACTGGATGAAGCGAGCCGCGCCGGCAATGGTTTGCGGCTATTCGGCGATATTCTTGGCGGTATGGGTGGTCTTGCGGTTTCGGCGGGTCTGAACGGTTCGCCGCTTGGTTCAGCAGCGTCAGCAGGAGTTTCGTTGCCGGCAGTCGGGCCGATCCCGACACCCAGGCCGTTACGGCTTGGTAGCCTATATCCGGGGTGACACAGATGTCGATCGTAGCCAACCGCCACTATAGCGACCCGAATATCGGGCGGGCTTTTGCCAATCTTGCGGGGCTGTTCGCGCCACCGTCTGCTGGCGACCTAGCGGGCTATGCCAAGGCCAATTCGCTGCGGGAAGATGCCGCACGTCGCGCTAAACTGTTCGAATTGGCGCAGACGACCGAAGGCTTCGACCAGACGATGTTTGATCGCATGAACATCGCGGCCGGTTCATACAACCCGAACCAGTCCTATTATTCGGTCGACCAGGGCAATGCCACGCAGCGCTACGGCTACGACCGTTCGTTCGAAGCGTCGCGGCTGAACAACGCCGACGATAACGACCGCGCCATGATGCAGGCCATTCTCGAACAGGCAACCGATCCGGTGGCGCAGGGCGCGGTACGGCCCGGCTTCAATCCGGCGGATTACGGCGTCGAAGTACCTGCCGTGCCGGAATTCGCCGGCCGGGAAGCCCCGCTGACCGAAGGTCAATGGGAAGCTCGGCAGCGGCAGCGCTTGCTGGATAGCGGCGCGCTGACCGACGAAATGCTCGTCGACACGATTATCGGGGATAAGTCGCCGGTTCAGGCGCTCGGACCCGACGGAGCGCCGGTGTTCATGTCACCGGGCGCGGCCGTTCGAGAAGGCGCGCAGCCCGCGCCGACAGGGGCGGCGCCTACTGCCTCCGGCATCCGTATGTATCGCACCACGGACGGTCGCGTCGGGCGTACGCGAGATGGTATGACCGATATGGTATCGGGCGAACCCGTCCCTGCCGATGCGCAGCTTGGCTCGATCAGCGACACGAGCGAGACATTTGGCGATGCGGAACTTCGGGCCGTGCGCCAGGAGATGCTGGAGCGGCGCGATGCGCTTGGCGCGATGAACAACGCCATAGGCTATATCGACGAGCAACTCGCCGCTGCCGAACGGTCGGGCCAAGGTGGGGCCGATGCGGTCGTGGGAACGGTCGGGCGTATCGCCGGCACGCTCAATACAATTCGCGCACAGGTTGGCGCCGTGGCGTCCATGCTCGGCGCGGACGACACGTCGGTTGATACCCCGGCAGGCGAGGCAACCTGGCAGGAAGTTGCGAACAGCAGCGCCGCGCGCTTGTTGCAAGGGATGGGTATCCAGAGCAATGAAATTCAATCGGCCATCATCGATCTGGCGTATGCCGTGGCGCGTTCCAACAAGCCCGGCGGTCGTCTGAACGTCAACGACGTGGACAACGCCATGATGCAGATCGGCGGGAGCCTTGGCGATGCCACGGCGTTTCGCGCCACATTGCGGCGCGTGCGTGACAAGTCGCTGGCCGATTACCAGACGTTCGAGCAGAACCGCTTTGGCGCTTATGGCGAACGGATCGGCATCGACCCGATGCAGTTCACCGCGCCTGACACGGCCGCAGGCGCCGCCGGCGAGGCGGTTGGCGTTCCTGGCGAACCGCCGGCCTCTGCTGTCGAGTACCTTCAGGCGAACCCCGATTTGGCCGAACAGTTCGATGCCAAATATGGGCAAGGC